AATTTGTTACATTTGCTGTAACAAACTAAAAAGGACTAAAATGAAATATGTAACGGTAAAAGATTTTGGTGACGTGCTTGGAGTTAACGGTGTTACTGTTAGACAGCGCATTGTCAGGGGAAAATTGATTAAATCTGAGAACGGGTTAATCAATGTTGAAGATGTAACAAACTATGCTTATGTAGTTTCGATTAACGGAGGCGACCTGAGTGTGTTTGAGAATTACTATAAGCAGGTTGCTAACGATACAAATGTAAATAAAAAACATAATAAAACAATAAAAAACAAAGAAAAAACTATTATTTATGAAAATGTGCCGAAAAGTGGTGTTTCTACTGTGGCAAAAACGGGTAGTTTTGAGGGTGAAAATTCCAAAAAACCCGAAAATGAAAAACCTAGCAAAATCAAGGGTTCAGTTAACATTGCTTCGTCGCAAAACAAAAATAAAATTTGCAAAGAATGTGGGGAAGATTATCAATTGTCTGTTTCAAATAGAAGTCTTTCTTATTGTAGTGATAAATGTAAAAAATCGGTTAGGTCAAAAGTTAATTACTCTTGCAGACAAAAAAGAAAAGAAAGAATAGAAAATGGAGATGTTGACTTTATAGCAAACGAAATTTACTTAAAATACAAACAAAAATCACCATCAAGAAACCTTGATTTTCAATTGTCTTTAGATTTTTTTAAAAAATATGTTTTTGCCGATTGTTATTATTGTGGAGAGCAAATAGAGAAGGTTGGGTTTGATAGAAAAAACAATGACATAGGTTATATCGAAAGCAATTGCGTTCCTTGTTGCAGTACTTGTAATTGGATGAAAAGTAATATGAGTGTGGAAGATTTTATACTAAGATGCTCTTTAGTTCATAATACTTTTATTTCTGAAGATACAGAGATCCAAAAAGTTGAGGTAGAAAAGGTGGTGGAAAGTCCTGCTGAAAAGTTGGAAAAAAAACGGTTGGAAAAGCACAGAAGAACGTTTCAGGAGCTTGAATTAAGAAAAAAAGAAGCCGATGTGTTGTTTGTGGAGCGACAATCTGAGTTAAAACAAATACAATTAGAGAAAATTGCGGGTAATACTTTGCCTTTGGACATTACTTCAAACCTGCTTAAAATAAATCTACAACAAATATTCAAGACATTTAGCATTGAGATGGAGAACTTGGCCACAATAAGCGTAGAGGTTTTGGGAGGCACAAGAGCTGATTTGGTTAGAATTACCAATGCTCATAATGCAATGCTTAAAAAGATAGTGGAAACGGCCAAGGTAAATGCCAATCAAGAAATTGAGCTGTACTTACAAGAATACACGGAAACAAGAGGTAGAGGAGAACGTAAATCATAAATTATGCTACACGAATTATACAAAGATAATGTCCTAAAAATACAAGACAGTATTTATGACTTTGATCCGGTTCGATTGGAGCCATCGGAATGGGTTGAGAAAAATATATTTCTAACATCGGCTGAGTCGAGATATGCGGGTTTTTTCAGTTACGATAGATCACCGTATTCAAAAGAGATAATAGACAATCTAAGCCCTAGCTCAGATGTTGAGATTTCCGCAGTAATGAAATGTTCTCAGTCAGGATTTACAGCAGGGGTTGTGGTGCCAATGATTCCATATATTATTTCACAATGTCCAGCGAATACACTTTTCTTTTCGGGTTCGGAAAAATTAGTTAGGGATACAGTCCGAGATAGATTGGACCCGATTATCCAAAACTCAGGAATGAAAGATTATATCAGACCTAATTCCATAAAAAAAGCAAATCAACGTACGGGAGATACTGATTTCAAGAAAGAGTTTTCCGGAGGAAGTTTGACCTGCTCGACATACAAGCCAAGTAGCTTACGTTTTTATTCCGCAAAGTTTATCTTGGCCGATGAGTTTGATGACGCTCCAAGAACGGATAAAAAAGAGGGTTCGATTAGAAGTTTGGTTGAAGCTAGGGCGAAGTCTTACGGTGACACCAAGAAAATAGTGTACATCTCATCTCCAACAACCAAGGGAGTTTCTAATATTGAGGAGGTGTACAACGATGGTGATAAGCGACAATGGAATTGGGAATGTCCGCATTGTAAAACATACATCCCTATCCTTTGGAAAGTAGAGAGAGACAACGGAACGTTTGGAGGGATTAAATGGGAGCTGGACCAAGATAATGTGTTGATAGAAAAATCGGTGCATTACGAGTGCCAAAATTGCGGTGGCAGGATAGATTACAAACAAAAGTATGATTTGAACCTAACAGGTAAATGGATTCCAACAGCCAAGCCGAAACAGCCGCAGTACAGAAGCTATTCGTTTAATGCTTTGTGTAATCCTCCAGGATTTAACTCTTGGGTGAGTTTAGTTCACGAGTTTTTGAAAGCTTGTCCGCCAAATGAGCCTGTGGATATAGGATTACTAAAAACATTCACCAACGTTCAGTTAGGGGAGTTGTGGGAGGATAGGGGTAAAAGCCCAAGAGCAATTAGCCTGATGAATAATATCCGTAATTATGAGATAGGGGTTGTTCCCGACCAAACTTGTGAGAGAGATGACAACGGAAAAATAGCTTTGATTAGTTTGGCGTGTGACCTTGGGGGTATCATGGATTATGATAATAGAATTGAAGACGTTCGTTTGGATTGGGAAATTATAGCACATACATCTTGTGGCCAAACGTATTCTATTAAACACGGCTCCATTGGTACCTTTAAAAGAACCCAAAACAAAACCAAAAAGGATATGGACAAGGATAGTGATAGAGTTCGATTCACTTACACGCATGGAGTAAAAAACAGCGTTTGGGATATTCTAAAAGACATTATCTACACTCCACTACAAGGCCAATCCGGAATGTACTACGATATTGACATCACGGTTATCGATACAGGACACTTTACTAAGTTGGCCAACAACTTTATTTCCTCAATAAAAGACCGAAAAGTATTCGGGGTAAAAGGTTTAGGTGAGGATAATTACCGAAAACTAGGCAAAAACAGCCCAATGATTACACATTCTAGGGAAAACAAAGGCCTTTTATACCTTTTGGATGTAAACCTAATCAAAGACACAATCGCTAATAATATGGCATTACAAATGGGTCTTGACGGATCACAACCCGATGGCTACATGAATTTCCCACAACCTGCTGAGGGAAAATACAATCTCAACAGTTATTTTTCGCATTATGAAGCAGAACATCGAGTTCCTGTAACCAAAAATGATGTGGAAATTGGGTATGCATGGAAGAAAAAAAGGGAAAACAACCACTTTTTTGACGTTGCGGTGTACAATTTAGCAGCTAGAGAAATATTTATATCTGACCTAAAATTGTACGATTCTAGGAACAAAGACATCACTTGGCTACATTATTGTGACGCTATAAATATGTAAAAAGTTATCTTTTTTAAATAAAAACCATATTTTTTATAAAAATATTTTGTTTTAAAAGAAAAAGCTATATATTTGTCGAAGTAATAACACTTAAAACATCGATTATGATACAAGCAAATGAATTAAGAATTGGGAATTATGTAAATGTTCCGAGAGAAGACCAATCGCCTTTTAGAATAGATGCTTTTGAAAGTTTATCAGAAAAATTTATAAAAGTCGCTATGGTTCACCCAGAACACGGAGAAAATTTTCATCCGCTTACTTGGTATGGAGAAGATTTACAACCAATACCATTAACAGAAGAATGGTTGTTGAAATTAGGGTTTTTAAAGTACAAAGGTGATAATAAAGATTTTTGGTTAAATGACTTTGAATTTGCAAATGACTTAAAATGGATTTTTTGGAGGGGTAATATTCTAGAAAATATTAAACACGTTCATCAACTTCAGAACCTATACTTTGCATTAACTAACAAAGAATTACAATTATAAAATACACAAAAAACCAAAAAGCATTAATACTATCAAGAGTAAAAAAAATAAAATGGGAATTAATCCCTGAATCAATTAAACAATTTTGGATAAATTATGAAAACAATACTAGCAATTCTTGTGATGCTATCGATTAGCACACAAGCACAAAAAGCAACGTTCACTTTCTACACAGGCTCATCAGAATCTTTTGGTGCTGAAATTATGTTCACAGAAAAAGCAGGTGCAGGATTCGCGGGAACCAACGAAGCCACAAGAGGTTTAGGAGAATTTAAACCAGGAGACATTTCAGAGTGGGATTTGAAAAATAAAATCAACACCGTTACGCAAAAATGGTTTACTATGTATGGATTAGTTTCATTTGGTTATTTAAAGGGTATAAAAGTATCCTACCTACTTGGAGGTGCTTTGTATGGAAGAAAGATGAATTTTGAGTACAATGGAACGCAATACCACAAGGATGATAGTGTGTTTATAAAACCAATAGTAGGTATTGATTTTAGCAAGGAAATCACAAAGGATGTTGGGGTTAAACTTGGGTTTGACTCTTTTAATTACATCAAACTAGGAATCAACGTATATTTTTAACTAAAACATTAATCAGGAATGAATAACTTAGAATTCACAGAGAAGGAACAATTAATCGCCAACAAAACAATCAGCTTGTATGTAAAAGTCCAATTGATGATTGAGGATTTGGATGACCTCAATAATTTAGATGCAAAGTTTGGAAATAAGAAACTAGCTTCTCAATTAAAGGCAATTTATCCAGCATTGGATAAAGAAACAAAGAAGTACAACGAGTTTTATCAGGTGGCTGAGGATGGTACCAATCACTTCTATGACGTGATAAAGCAAAATGTGCATTATATGATGGACTTCAATCTATTGGATCAATCATTTATCTGTAAAGCATTGCAAGCTAAGGAGCTTAATTTGAGTGCAATTGAAGGAATTATTAACAAAATACTAAAAACTAATTATGATAGACCCTAAAGAACTAAGACTAGGAAATTTTATCCTATCAAAAGAAACAAGAGAGCCGCAGATAGTAACGGCTATTGGAGAGGATTATGTTTGCTTTAATAGCATTACGTGTGAATATGCAGATTTAGAAGAAATAGACCCGTTACCACTTACAGATGTGTATTGGCTTTTATTTGGTTTTAAAAAATATGATAATTTGTATTACAAAGGCAATTTTAATGTTGAGCAGCACAGATTTGATTTTGTTCACGAGTTACAGAATTACTATTTCGCAACCAATAAAGAAGAAGTAATATGAAATCAGACCAAGAGTTATTAGAAGAAGCAATAGAACAAATCAAGGATACGTATTGCGTGGAGCATCTAGGGATTCCATATCTACTACTAGGGGATGTCTATGAGGTATTAAGACAAGTAATTACTGTAAACATGGATTACAAAACCTTTAAAAACGAGATAACAAAAAACGATAAAAAATGAACGAACAAGAATTCAAAAAAGCATTAGCCGAAACAGAGCATTTTAAAAATTATGCGACATTCAAGCAGACAATTACAATGAAGCGACACAACATTATTTTCCTGTACGACAAATTCAAACAAGCACAAAGGCTAGGTATCGAATACATAAAACAAAATCCAAATATTTACGCTAATGATGTTATTCTAATTGATGAAGTGCTGAAAAATACTTCGCAATAAGCTGAAAATCAAAAGACTAAAACTTTTTTTGTATTGTTTTGGTCTTTTTTTTTGGATTTATAAAATAAAGTTTTGTATTTTTGCTTCAATCAATCTACGTGGAAATAGATTTGATTATCTATTTCTGAAAGATTGAAAAATAAAAAATAGATAATCCCTTGATTTTAGTCCTCCACGTAGCTAAGATTGAGGGATTTCGCCTTTTACAGGCTTTCCAAAAAAGTTTTACCTCTTGACTGAAAAATAAGAACCGTATAAAAAGTGATTTTTAGTAGGCGGTGGAGTAATCCAAAAAGTGCATATCTAATGCTGTTAAAAAATCTCGCAATGTCTTAACTTGACAACGAGTGTTGCAAACCGAAAGGAAGTAGAACAGTAACCTAAGAATCCATTCCTGAAAAGAAAAAGTGTTTTCTAAATTTAAGGAGAAGTTAATAAGAAATTGGAGCAACAAGGAAGTGTAGATAGTGCTTGATAACTAATTCAAGGTTAGTTATAAATGTTGCAAAATGGCATTTATGCTATTTGCAACATAAAAGTTTTTTATATAATAACTTTAAATAAATAAAAATGGAAATTAATGAATCTTTAGCAAGCGCAATAAGTGCTTTAATCCAAGGGGTCGAGATTGGCCAACAAAAAGGGTCTTATGATTTGAACAGTGCAGGACAATTGAATCAGGCTGTAATCATTTCAAGACAAGCAATACAAGCGTTCTTAGAGGAGACGCAAAGACTAGCCAATGAAGTTCAGTCTGCTAATGTTCCTGAACAACCAAATCAAGAACAAGCATCAACAGTAAAAAAATTATCACCTAAAAAGTAATCAACATGGAAAAATTAGAAAAATTAGCAGAATTAAACGCTACAGCACAGTTAGAAGGACAAAAGTTCAACGCAGGAAACAAGAGCGCAGGAACACGATTAAGAAAGGTTTTGCAAGAGATAAAAAACCTTTGCCATGAAATGAGAAAAGACGTTTCAGAAGGTAAAAAATAAATCACTTATTATTAATCAAAAATACTAATTTTACAGCACCTTATCTCTATAATTGTTTTTTGGTTAATTCAATTTGAAACCACTAGATTTTTTCTAGTGGTTTTTTTGTTTGAAAATTTAATTACATTTGTAGGGAATAATAATTGTTAATGTTGTGAGAACATTGATTGAATTTTAGACAAAGGAGTATCTGCTTACATAGTGGATACTCCTTTGTTTGTTAAAAACCACGATAATTATGAACGCAAATTATACCACAATATCAGAGTATATTGAGTCAAGAGATTCTATAAAAGCCAAAATAATTGCCTATGATACAATTATAGTAGGTCTTGAATCCACAATGTTAGCTGCTATTGAGTCAGGACACATAAAACAATATGAATTTGATGACGGGATGATGAAGGTGAGAACTGAATACCGATCAGTGAACGACATCGCCAATGCAATGACAGGATATGAGCGATTACGACAAATGTACATCAACAGATTAAATGGTAGAGTAAGGGTTTTAAGAGGTGGTAATTTATAAAAAAACAACCATGAATATATTTGGATTTAACATTACAAGAAACAAAAAAGAGGAGGTTTCCTCGGCTGTATATCAAGACAACTTGGTTTATGGAAAAAACTATACACCCGTTGCTAGGGTTTGGGATGGAGAGAAAACATTGGGAGAGTTAGGGATACCAATTAAAAACGTTCCGGATTACAATGTATTAAGAATACGATCCTATGATGCTTACACTAAAAGCGATGTAGTTAGAGTCATTTCATCTAAGTTTTTTTATTGGGTAGTAGGTAGCGGATTGAAGTTACAATCAGAGCCAAACAAAGTGGTTTTAGAATCTGAAGGGATTAGTTTTGATAGCACCAATTTTCAAAGATTAGTAGAGGCAAGATTTATGGTGTATGCCAAATCAAAAGAGTGCAGCTTTTCAAAAGACAAATCACTACATGAATTAGCAATGGATGCTTTTCAAGGGAAGTTTTTGGGAGGCGATATGCTATGTGTTTTGAGATTTGATGATAATGGCCCTAATCTACAAGTAGTATCAGGGGAACACATAAAAAATCCAGGAGTGGATTCTGATTTTCACGAAAAGGCCAAAACAAGAGGAAATCGAATAGAATATGGCATTGAGATAGACCCAAAAGGAAATCATGTAGCGTATTATGTTTGCTCTATGAAAAAAGACGAATTAACTTCTGTTTTTGAAAGGATAGAAGCCAAAGGAGAAAAGTCCAAAAAAACAATGGCTTGGATGGTAAGTGGCAACAAAATTAGCCCTGACCACATTAGAGCGGTACCTGCAATTTCACAGTCATTAGAAAAGATTGCCAAACTAGACAGATACACCGAAGCTGCGGTTGGGAAAGCAGAACAAGCGGCCAAGATATTCAACTACATAGAACATGATAAAAGCTCTACAGGAGAAGATATTTATCGTTCTACAGTAGCTTTAAAAAGAGGGGAGCCAACAACGCAATTGGGAGACGCTACAGTTTTGGGGGATGGGCTTGCAAATAGAATTACAGAAACCACATCCAACCAAACCTTCAATATGCCAATCGGGTCCACAATGAAATCATTTCATACCGATATAGAGAGTGATTTTGGGGTTTTTCATGGCAATGTTTTCAATATCATTTCAGCCGGATTAGATGTTCCGCCTGAGGTAGCAATGCAGATGTATAATTCTAATTATTCAGCATCAAGAGCCGCTATTAATGCTTGGGGGTATGTGGTAGATATTCACAGAGAAAAAACAGCCAATGAGTTTTACGTTCCATTTTTCAGAGCTTGGTTGGAGTTTGAAATATTAAGAAACAAAATTGATGCTCCGGAATATATTGCTTCAGTAAGAAACAAAAACATTATGGTAACTGAGAGTTATGCACAATGTAGATTTACAGGTAAGAATATGCCACATATTGACCCACTAAAAGAAATCAAAGCTATAAGAGAAGCTTTAGGAATAGATGATACATCAGCATTGATTTCAAGAGAACAAGCTACAGAGCAGCTAGGATACGGTCAATGGGATGAAAATTTCAGCAAAAACCTAGAAGAAAAAAAGAAAATACCTGTAGAACAAATAGAACCAAAAAAAACAGATAAAGATGGCGAAGAAAATAAAGCTTAGTTTATCCAATGATACATTAATTTGGGATTCCAATAGAAGGTATAAACTCAATACCGTTGTAGAGTATAATGGGGTTGCTTACCAAAACATTACTGGTTTAAATTCTCAACCCAATTTGTTAATCGATTGGCAAAAAAGTTTTGATGGAGATTTTGTCAATAAATCAGGAATTGAAAACTCATTACCAATCTTAGACGTTTCAGGCAACAATCTTGGCGCAATCGAAACTAATGATGACCACGTTAGCATAAAAGGAAGTACAGGTGTTCTATTAGACGCACCTAGCGCAGTTGTAAACAGCTTGGCAGGTTATACTGATTACCTAGTAGGCGTTGGTTTAGATGGACAATTAATTCCCGTAAAACGTGATTCAGGACTTTATGCACCCACAGCTACGAACTCAACAGTTCAAAATTTAGTAGCCAACACGCCTACTAAAATGTTGGCGATTATTACCACTACACAGTCAATGACTAGCCCAACGCTACAATGGTCAATTAATTTTACAAACACTTCAAACCAAGCGACCACAGTTAGGATTAAGCTAGGGCTTAATAACGTTGCTACTGGAACAGGAATATTATACACGGTACCGAGATTTACAAGCCTTACAATTACAGGTGCATCGCCTTACGCTCCTATAATTGCGTCAGGAACAGAAATAAGCGCATTTATTGAAAGTAGTACAGTTGCAGTTGTGAATAGTGTAACGATTAAGTTGGATAGCGGAGTGAGTGCCTTGCAGTTAAAAACAGTTGGCGGACAGTCTTTGTTTGGCACAGGCAATGTAACAGAAGTTCAGAACAGTCTATCAGCTAGTAGTATTCTTGCTCCAAGCGTAGATGCTGTAAACGGGGCTTTGAGTGGTAAACAAAACACCATCTCAGGCACAGCTAACTACTTGACTAAGTTTGGTGCTGGGGGGGTTGTGCCGAGTCAGGTTTTTGATAATGGGAGTACTGTTACAGTAAATTCTCCTTTAATAGCTAGTAGCTTAAGGGTAAACGACCAAGCTCCAGTTTCTTTTGCTGGAGGTGTGAATGATTTAGATTCGATGATTTACGGAAGTGGCGCGAACAAATGGCTGACTGTGTGGACAAACCAAGCTGAAAGATTAAGAGTTACAAGCGCAGGCAACCTCCTAGTAGGAACAACCACAGACAACCTAACAGATAAGCTACAAGTAAACGGTTCTGCAATAGCAACTGCTTGGAAAGTTACAGGAGGATTGGTAACGCAATACCAGACAGGAACTGGGACGGTTGTAGACTTCGAAACGAGTGTTAGGGGGTCATTACTTACAGGTTATACAGCGGGGTCGAATACAGCACTTGCTGCAACCGATACGCTATTAGCTGCAATGGGTAAGATACAAGGGCAGATCACGGCAAAAGAAAACACCATTACAGCAGGAACTACATTACAATATTACAGAGGCGACAAAACTTGGCAAACGCTAAACTCGGCAGCCGTACCCGAGCTTACAAACTTGTACTATACCAATGCAAGAGCTATTGCGGCACCTATTACAGGTTACGTGAGTGGTGCGGGAACGGTTGCTGCTACCGATACTATACTGCAAGCTATTAATAAGCTCAATGGGAATAACGGTTTGAAAGCAAATTTAGCAAGTCCTGCGCTTACAGGAGTGCCAACAGCACCAACGGCTACTCTAGGGGATAATACTACGCAAATTGCTACTACGGCTTTTGTTACGGGGGCGGTTAGTGCGGTGGCTACGAGTGGGACTTATACGCCAACGTTTACAGCTATACAGAATGTTTCGTCTGTAACAGCTAACGGATTAGCAAGTTGGATTAAAGTTGGAAATATAATATCAGTTACAATTCCGATAAACATAACTCCAACAGCAGCAACAACAACTACAATATTCACAGCGACTATTCCACAAACAAGAGCCACAGCCTCGTCTATTTCTGTAGGCTCAGGTACTTTAACATCCTCATCTGGATTTGCTTTATATCCAACTAGGGTTTTATCAACTGCTACTACTACAGTATCTGCAACTTATATACCTAGTAACATATCTGTAGGAACTGGAGTTATAACTTTTCAATACGACCTAACACAATAACAAAAACAATGATCCAACAAATACATGGGTACGTACGGCATTAACAACTTGGTAAAATAAATAAAACAAATGAAAACAAAAATTCAACCAACCCAAGCGGGATTTCCGCAAGAAGAAGCAACAGAAATCGATATTACAGTTAGATTCGATTTAGGTGCAAAAACATCGCAATCCTATTGGGTATTGCTTAACGAAGACAATCAAAAAGTAGCCGATGGTAATCTAGACATCCCCGAAGAAATACACTCCAAATGGGGTACGGATGATACTTTGGTTTTAGATTATATTTTAGAGCAATTAGGCTTGGAAAAACAAGCTGAATCCTTATGAGCGAATATGTATCAGAAATACTAGCCTTTATATTTATAGCCGTTGGAGTAGTTTACTTCAACGGCAAAATAGCAAATGTACTAGATGAAAAGTTCTTTATGACACGAGCGTTATTTACAATTCTAATTGTATTCGTATTGCTTTTTGTTTCGGATAAGATATTTTTTGCTAACCGAGATTTATTAAGCGAAAACGCAAGAGCCTCACTATTTTCTCTTATTGAAAAATTATTATTAATCATGTTCGGGTATTACTTCGGACAAAATCAATCCACTAAATGAACCTACAAGAAATATTATTACAAATTGGAATTGAAACGAAATTGCTTATTGCTGGTTTAATTGGTTCTATTGCTGGTATTACAGGTAAAAACATGACATTCGTTAAAAGAGCCAGCGCAATTTTTACAGGAGTTGGAGGTGCTATTTATTTAACACCTTTAGCTTCTGAATTATTGGGTTTATCAAATGAGCAAAGTCGTTTAGGCATTGCGGTTTTGATAGGATATTTAGGAATAACTGGGATGCAGAACATTCTATTAAAAAAAATTGACCAATGGAAGCGATAAACAATTTGATTTTGCTAGGGATAGCGATTTCAGCACTTACAAATTTAATAATTGAGATTGAAGATGTGAAAACAATTAAGTATGAGTGGATTTTGAAAATATGTTTTGGATGGGTTATAGTAGGCTCATTAGCCTCAATTTTTTACAAACATAGTTTTTCAAGTACAATTCTTTACACGGCTTTATTAATTGTTTTAGTAAACAGAATTTTAATACGTAAAAAACAGTAAAATGAGTGTAATTCCAGCAAAATACGATTTCAAAGATCACTACAGAGGAAGCACTTTTGCGTCCTTACCAATTAAATTCAATTTCGATATTACCGGAGCAACAGTTTTGTGCCAAATAAGAAAACAGGCTTACGGAGAGATAATTCACGAATGGAAAACTGGGCTAAACATAACAAATAACGACTTATTGACAGGGGACATTGTTCTTCAAAAAATAGTTGATTTTGCTCCAGAGCCACAAAACTACGAATACGATGTTCGCATCTATTTTGCTAATGACGATGTAGAAACATACATGAAAGGATTTGTGAAAGTAATTCAAAATATCTCAGAGGAACAATGATAGAAGTAGTTGAAAACATAGAGCAAGTTAATATTGGTGTAGTGGAGTCCCCTACAAACATTTCTGTAGAAATAACTGAAAATAACCAAACTACGGTTTTGAATGTTCAACAAATAAATAATTCATTATCTTTGACCGTACAAGAAATAACTACAATAGTTAATATAGAAATCATTGAATCACAAGGGGGAGGTACTGTAAATACTTACTACCCGAGTGGGTGGTAAAAAACAAATATCAATTTAAAATAAATATTATGTCAAAAAGTACAACAACATCTAATGAAACATTGGATGCTCTATTAAGAGGAATTGACCCCGCTTGGAGAAGTGGAATTACAAGATACATAGCGTTCCATACTGCTTCTCCAAACATCGGAGGTAGTCAAACTACAAATGAAGCTACATATACAGGATATGCAAGAGTAGCTGTTACTGCGGCAACAGGTTTTACCGTAGCTAGTGGAGGTTCAACTTCTAATACAGCTTTAATACAATTTCCACAATGCACAGGTGGTTCTAATATTTTAACTCACGTTTCAATAGGAACAAGTTTAACAGGTGCAGGTCAAATTATTTATTTTGGAGCATTAAGTTCGCCATTGACTGTAAGTAATCAAATCCAGCCCCAATTTTCTTCGGGAGCGTTAGTTGCATCTGAAGCATAATATGAAGTTTTTTTGTTCAGAATGTAAAAATTTGGTTATCGTTTTACCCGATGAAGAACCAATAAAAATATGTAATTGCGAAGCTCCAATTGTAGCTGATGTAGAAGTAACAGTTTATAGTAAATCAACTATTAATGATAAACAGGACTAAAGATATAATTGATTCGATAGATTTAGGAAGACAAAACGTTGCTTCTTTCAGAAAAGTATCTTCACAAGCTACTACAGCAGGTGTTTGGGCAGATTTATCTATGGCATCAGGAAATCCATCACCTAACTTTTATTCAGGAATTGAACTTACAGCAACTACATTAGAAGGTAGTAAAGGAATGTATTATGGAAATTCGGATTTTATATTTGAAACTCTATGCTACACAACTACATTAGCACCATTATCATTATTATTGTGTGATTACTTATTATTCTATCCGCAAGTGGATATGGATAGTGTTGATACACAACAAATGGATAACACCGTTGCTTTGCCTAGATACACAAGCGGAGAAGGAGTTAGAATGTTTATTGTTGCTCAATATCCATACATAGGTGGAGCAACTTTTAATGTTACATATACTAATTCTGATGGCGTACAAGGAAGAACAACAGGAAATGTTTTATCTAATACAGCAGTAAATATTGCTTCTTTTATTCACGGAACATCTCAACAAGCATCATTTGGATGTTTTTTGCCATTACAAGGAAATGATAAAGGCGTTAGGGCGGTAGAGTCAATAACTTTTAATGCGCCAAATGGTGGTTTGGCATCAATTGTTCTTGTAAAACCGCTATACTCTACATTAATAAGAGAAAATACAGCAGTCGTAGAAAGTAATACTATCACAGATAGTGCATTAATGCCAAAAATAGAAAAAGGAGCGTACTTAAATTTCATAACTTTACCCAATGGTTCAATCGCAGGACAGCCAATAACAGGGTTACTAAAAACAATATGGTAAAATGGCAATACAATCACAAGACCAATTAATAAATTCGTTATCTGTTGGAAAAACAAGTAGATATGATTGGAATAAAATAACGGGTGCAGCAGCATATACAGCAGGTCGTTGGTATGATTTATCAACTTTAGCAGGTATTCCTATCGCTAATACCTTTTCGGGAACAGCGTTAAATGCGCAAGTGCCTAATGAAGCATCAGGATTTGGTATTTATCACGGAGGAAACGTCACTCCTGATATTAAAAGTATTTTAAACACAGGTGCAGTTAGTGCAGTAGCTACAGCAGTACCAGCTACATTAATGCTAGTAGATATGTGTTTGTACTACCCTAGTATTAATATGAACTTAGCAACAGCTCAAACGTTAGTAAACACAAGCACATTAACTAGATATACAGACGGTGCAGGATTAAGAGCTTTTCTAGTGACTCAAACTACAACAGGAGCAACAGCCCATAATATCTCAATATCCTACACAAATCAAACAGGAACAGCAGGTAGAGCGTTACCTGTAACAGTAGCAGGAACAGCATCAGCGATTACACCACACATTACACATAGTGGAGTTGCAGCGAACAATTATGGGCCATTTTTGCCTTTACAATCAGGTGATACAGGTATTCGTTCAGTACAATCATTGACATTATCGGCTGCTAGTGGTTCGGGAACTGCTGCATTAGTTTTGTGTAGACCAATTACAACAATTCCAATTACAACAGCAGGGGTTTTTGCAGAACGTGATTTGGTTAATCAACTTCCAAGTTTACCTGTAATTCAAGATGGAGCTTGTTTAGTTTGGTTATATTTTGCAGGATCAGCAACAGCAGCTTCAACTAACATTTACGGAAATATACAAACAGTATGGGGTTAATAGGTAACAGAACTCTTTTACATAGAATCAATGGTTCTAATATTGGCGGATTATTATCTGCCGATGTTAGACTTGTTGATAATTGGCATATACGTGAGGGAGCAAATCAATTATCAAGCGTTCCTGATGGATATAAAAAGGGTTGGGTATTGCCACAAAAAAATGGAGGTGTTTCTATATTTAATGATTTGGATGGTAGAAACAATATAAATTTATCATTATCAGCAGGGATAAATGTACAAGGCGCAGTTTCAGGTCAAGGTGATATATTTCAAGCTAATCTAGCATTAGTTGTAGGTGCAATTGCTACACTATCTCAAATTAATAATTTAAGCGCAACAGTTGTAGGTAAATTAGAGTTAGCATCAACATTAGCCCAATCCAACAATTTAAGCGGAGCATTAAGAGCTATTGCTTTCTCAGTTGCACAAATAACTAATCAAAACACATTAGTAGGGGATAATGGAGGTACAAAAGCCTTTGTATCTGCAACCTTTAGTTCATCTTCATTGTTGTCGCCTGAAAACTTAGCACAAGCAGTATGGAATAGTATCGCTAGTCAATACCAAGTAAACGGTACTATGGGAGAAAAGTTGAACGGTGCGGGGAGTTCTGGCAATCCTTGGAGTGAAATAATAGAGGGTACTTACACGGCAGCCGAAGTGATGCGTTTACTTGCATCTGTGGCATCTGGAAAGACAGACATCTTAGATAATGGAAATAATACTGCAACAGTAATATTTAGAGACATAAACGATACAGTAGATAGAGTCGTTGTAGAAATGCAAGGAAGTAAGAGAACAAATGTTGATTTAGATTTATAAACAAAAAAATTAAAAACTATGGTATTCATCTCGGCAGGGCATAACCCAAATGGAATTAAAACAGATAGCGGAGCAGTAGGCAACGGCTACACAGAAGCTAATTTAGCGGTTGAATTTAGAAACTTAGTAATAAGTGAGCTAAAAGCTAAAAACGTACCTTATACATCAGATAATGACGATGAAAGACTAGCGCAATACCTAGAACGAATAAAAACAGGTAGCGCATCAGTTGTTTTAGAATTTCATTTTGATGCTTCCGACAAGCCAACCGCAACAGGATGTACTTCGCTTGTAAGTATGGATGCGGATAGACTAGACAATGCATTTGCTAAAGAATTAGTAGAAGCAACAGCCTTTAGGCTTGGAATTAAAAATAGAGGTATTATAAACGAAGCGCAAAGCCATAGAGGTCGATTAGGTTTAATGCGAGAAAGTGGAATTGTTTGTTTATTAGAGTTGTGCTTTATTTCAAACAAAAGCGATATTGAAGCTTATCAAGAAAATAAAGAACAATTAGCCAAAGACATAGCAGACATTGTAATTAAATACGAAAATATGATATGATTACACTAGATTTAATCATAAAAAACATCAAGCTGCTGGGAATAACGGCTTTGATTATTTGGGTTGTTTGGCTTTACAAAGACAATGAGTTTAAAAAAGCAGAAAATGAACGTTTATCTTCGAATGCAGAACAATTGCGAAAAGCAGATAGTTTGCGTTTTTCAACACAAATTCTAAGTGCTAATGAATTAAAACAACATTTTGAGTATGAGAATACCGATTTGAAAAACAAGCTCGCAGAAGCTGGAATTAAAACGGATAGAATCAAAGAAATCGTCACGGTAAAATACAATTACAAAGACACTTTAATAAAAAAATATCCAGTTGGACCTTTTGTTGACAGTTCAAAATGTTTGGTCATTAGGGGTTATGTAGATAGTTCAGGAGTGATCATTCAAAATCGCCAATTCAAAAACAAAATGGATGCTGTAGCTTATTGGCAAAGGAGAGAGTGGAAGTTTTTAGGAATAAAAACAAGGTGGCTAGGAAGAAAAGAAATGACAGCAAAAGTCTTTGATGAGTGCGGTGAAAGCCGAGTTATAAGAATTGAAAAGCAAAAATGATTTTCATTTTGGTTCAAGAGGAGTAGTTAACCTCGAATTAAGCCTAGTGTAGTAGCTAGGCTTTTTTTATTAAAAAAAACAAATAAAAGTTTTGTGTATTAAAATAAAACTATATATTTGCAGTGTCTGAGTTCGGAAGCAGATATAAATAGTAAACAGAAAAAGTTGTGTTAGTACCTGCCGAACCAGGGAATGCATGACTTTTTTTGTTTATTTTTTTTAACACAAAACAATTAATATTAAAACGTTAGCAATAGTACGGATTTTTAAAAATAAATATGTTATGACAACTAAAAACAAAGTAAAAGATATTTTTTTAATATCAAACGGCATTTATTGGGTATCTTATTTAGTAAGGTCTTTTTTAATATTTGAATTTAAAAACCCTTGGCAATGGATATTTGAACTAAAAGAAAATATACAATTAAGACAATTTGCGCTTTTAGTATTTTTTATTTATACTATTTTTTTTCTTATTTATACTAATATAGCTGATGAATGGAGATTAGAATCAAATCATGCAAGACGTATTTTGATAATATTTATATTGGGTATTATTTGCGGATTATGTAGTCTTAATTTACGATTTTCGTAGTATTACTGCTAACGTTAAAGCATAACGGTAGTTAAGGAAAAGTACGCCTTATGCTTCGATTAAAAACCAAAACTAAAAAGTACAAAACAATTAAAAAATTAATAACAAATGCCCGTTTGTCTTGTAACTGCTGTTGTAGGCTGTGGCGGGTTTTAAAACTAAAAGTAATTATGGAAATAGAAATTAAAAAAATTGTAATAAAACAAGAAGTAAATGAAGATGGAACTAAAACATCTTTTAAAGTAGATGGTTTTTCAGATTTTGAAGTGATGGGGTTATTATCCTATTACAATGATGCGTTTAAAATTGGATGCCTTAAAAATGCATCTAAAAATAGTTCAATTGAAACGGAATCGTAGCCATTGCCTACAACGGCCCCTCGCTACACGATGCCAGCCTAGCACGCTGGATAGTTTCGGCTGGAGCGTGTAACGAGTGTTAGGGATATACCACGAAACATTAATCAAATAAAAATTGAAATTATGTCAAAAAAAATTAGCGGAAATGCAAATTCATTTCAAAGAGATTATTTAGAAGCAAACTTAACAGGAACAAATTACAAAGGTGCAAAAGTTTTGTCTGTTAGCAATAAATATATTCATACAGAAGGAGGTTCGCACTTAAAGGCAGGAAAAAATGTAACATTTACTCCAAGAGAAGGTACTGAAAAAATGATAAGACAAGATACTTCTGGAGATACAGAAGGAGATAGGCTTTAGCCACAATCTAGGCGGTTATCCCTAACGTTCCCGCGCTACACGCAGGTTGGGATTAAAGAGGCGTAATCTTTCGGTTAAAAAACAAATATAAACAAGTACAAAATTATTAACAAATACAGTCAATTGCCGAGCTTGCTTGTAGCGTGTGTTAGGGCAAGTACGTATTATTAAACTAAAAATTATTATGAAAAATTTAAAATTTGCTCAAGATTTAATTAAAGCTAGTCCTTCAACTTGTGCAGGATTTAATCAGTTTATTAATGGAGGTTCAGAACCAAAAAAAGCTGATTATGGAAATGTTGGACAATGGTATTTAGAAACGCAAGGTTTTGAATACGCTAAAAAAATGGCAAAAGAAGATGGAATAGCATTTACATACGTTTTCAAATGTGAGAAATCAGATTGTTTCCCTTTTTCTTACGGAGGAACATTTGTATGTGACTCGTGTAATAAAAGTAATGTTCAAAAAGAATGGTGGAAAATACAAGTAGAAAAAGACGGTAATGAATTTTGCTGTCATGGTTTAGATTTTATAAATCTACAAGAAAGCGAAAACTATGCTTTTGGAAATACCTTTGAAAATGCAATTGAAAATTATTGCTCTTTAATGAGCAAAATGTAGTATTTGCCCTAACGTTTTGCTTGTGTGGTTAGTGCGTAAAAGTAAGCCGAATCACCTAATAATCACTAATCATAACAAATACAAAACAATGAATAAATTAAAGACAGAAACCCAATTACCACAAACGACTGTTATAAGTGGTTTTTATAAGGAGATTGGGTTACACGAATATTTTAAATATGGAGGCAATATTGATAAAATAAAAATTGAAAAAACATTTACTCGCTATGGCGATAAAAACGAAAGAAAGCCAATTGAAAAGTTAGAATATAGCCACATTAACGAAAAAGCAAATAGCGTTATTTATAAAGTTTTTTTTAAAGACGGAACTACACATAATTATTCCGAAACGTGGATTTCTACTTTAGTTGAGTTTCGTCTTTCAGAAAATCACTTATAACGGGAAAGCTTGTAGCTGTATGCCACCGCAATCGTGAATAATAGCAGGGAGTTTCTAGCATATAGCTACAAGCGTATGTTATATTCTCGGCTTTTTTACACTAACAAATTAAATAAAATATTATGCAACCAATTGTTGAAAGAAAAAAACGAATCTACTTCATAGCATTACTGCTAACTATTGGCTACAACTACATTTACTATGAGCGCAACAGTAACAATCACAGTACATTACACTTGTAAATACCGTTTAAAAATTGCGAATAATTATTTATTTACCACTTGCGGACTTTGTTACAATTCCAAGAGTGGTAGATTAATAAAACAAGTCACAAATAATAACTGTATAGGCTATATCATTAACGGCAAATTTAAGTCTTTGACTTATTTAAGAAGTCAATTAGAAAAAATACCTAAAAACAAACTACCTTTTTAACTATGGAAAAACTAAAAAAACTTCAAAGTTGGATTTTAGCCTACGAAAAGGCCAACGACAAAGAGCCAACAATAAAAGAAATCAAATTCAAGATAAAAGACTTGTTGAAGGTAGAGGTGTCGGCCAAGCAATCGTCTAAAATATATTTCAGAGATTGTAAGTGGAGTGATTACCAAGAGCTACGAAAAGAGCTTTCGTTCGATAAGAAATTTGTGAAGGAATATGCAGGAGTAGATTTGAAAATCTACATTGAGGAAGCTCTAGCTTGGTCCGAAAAAGGGAATACAACAACTGAATTGGGTTGGTTTCTAACCTTGAAAAATTGGATTAGAAAAGCTAAAGCAAGTGGCACATTGAGAATGAAACCAATAATAGGTAAAACGGATGGCCATATTAATTACTAAAAACAAGAAATGAAAGAAGGATTTTCAATAGTTGACAACAGTATCAGAGATGGTATGATGGTTTATAGGGAAAGCGGTGCTTTAAGAGGGTGTTATTTAGGGTTTCCTTTGCTTGATGAAAAATATAGCATGGCACTTCCAGGGGTTACAGATATTACAGGTTTTCCTGGATCAGGTAAGAGCGAATTCCTTCTTGAATTACTTTTGAACACATCTTTGTTTTATGGATGGAAACATTTGCTTTACGTTCCGGATGTTGGAGATAAAAATGAAATTGTTGCAATCCTAATTCATAAAGTTTCCGGAAAGACATTTGATAAACGTTTTGTAAATTCCAATTATATTTCAGAACAAGAAGTGGATCGTAATTTAGATTGGGTGTTACATCATTTTAGAATTATGGTCAAAGACAATCTTAAGGTGAAAATTACACCCTATGAGTTTTGGGATATTGCAGCTCAAATGAACAAAGATGTAGATGGAGGAATACAAACAGCTACAATAGATTCTTGGAAAGACATGAAGCATGGAGTAGGGATGGAGGGAGAAGGTTTTGCAAGGGATGATAAATATTTGGATGACGTGTTGAGTTACCGAAATTCAATGTCTGAGTTACACAAGATGCATTTCTTTACCATTATTCACCCTGTAAAAACAGAAGCCGATAAAGACGGCCAAAGAAAACCTCCAACGCCATACGATTTGAAAGGAGGAGGAACGTGGTATGATTCAGGAAAATGTATGATTACCGTCCATAGGCAAAGTGGACATCCCAACGCAGTAGATGTGATGATTACCAAAGCCAAACCAAAGAGCGTAGCAAGTGTTGGAAAAGTAGAACTTTATTTCGACAGGAACTTAGCAAAGTTTTATTGGATGTACCAAGGCGAAAAAGTATATGCTAAGAAAGAGAAGTTCAAGCCAATCGGCACCCAAGTGTATGAGGAAGTATCAGAATCACTAGACGAGGAAGACAGCGATATTCCATTTTAAAATCAAAAACGATGACAATAGAAGAACAGTTAGAAATGGCAAAACAACTAGAATTAAAACAAGCCAATTTGCATCTTGAATACATCAAGAGAAAAAGAGAGCGTTTTGATTTTGCCGATACAGCGCAATGGATAGCTTTAAACCAAAAGGAACAAGACTTTTTATTTTTGGGTGATGCTTTTACAAAATGGGCTACGGCTTTAAAGGATGGCGATAAACGAAAAGATGAGATTATTCTACTACTACAATCCGTTTGGCGATTACAGTCTTATTGCATGAACCTAGAAACCATATCTCAGTCTGCTGTGGCAGAATACATAGCAACAGAAAAGAGAAATTCGCAACTATTGTCAGAGAAGAAAAAACTAGAATTAGAGATTATTCAACTGCAAAACAAGCATCAAAAAGAAAAAGAATCACTTGAAAAAGAAATCGAGTTCCTTCAGAAAAACGGCTAGTCCTGAGCAGATTTATTTTGTGCATGAAAACGGAATTAAAGTGTATCCTGTATCTGTTTTAGGCGAATGGTTTATCGAAGTAGATACAAACGGTAAAAAGATTCGGTTTAACAAAAAAGTGTCAGCAAACGACTTAAATGAATCCATAGCATTAACAGTAATTTTTTACTACAACAAACTAAAAGAAAAACAATGAAAGTAGAATTAACCCAAGAACAAAAGGATTACAGAATGGATGATTGGACTTTGAATAGGCAATTAATCCATTGGCTTGAAAAGAGCAGATGTGTTATTTGGAATTTGAAAGACGCAAATAATCAATACGAAAAACTAAGGGAGGAAAATGACCATGCAACAGCTATGCAAAAGTTGATAAAAAAAATGTTTGAATTAGGAATTAAAGACACAAAATATGAATCAGGAATATCCTCTAATTAAAGAAATTGTACTTTTAGACCCGCCCTCGAAATGGACGTTAAAGTATAAAAAACAGAAATTTGATTCAAAAGGTAAGTTGGTTACAAAGCAGGAATTCTATTTAACTGGAAACCTATTTTACTCAGACAGAACATCGTTCCATTTGACATCAAAGATAATCCAAGAGAGCAAGGAGTATTTGTATCCGTACTTTGAAAGATTACCGGAATTGGAGAAGCTAAGGTTGGAGTTTGAGTATCACAGCACCAAGCACATCGACCTTGACAATAAAGCAAACTTTTGGATTAAGTTGGTTTTGGATATATTGAAAACACCAACGCAACAACAAATAGTAAGAGCTTTAAAACACAAAAAGCCAATCATCACTACTAGAACGATAAATGATGACAATACAAAGTGTGTAGACGAGATAAAGCTAAAGTTTGTAAAAGGCGAGCATAAAATGATATTTCGTATTTACGGAGTAGTCAAATCAGAACAAAAAGAGTTAGATTTATTTTTCAAATAAAAAAAAGAAATATGACAGAATTAACCCAAGACCAAAAGGACGTAGTAGTAGATTGGCTATCCTACCTAAATGATGTGCCACATTCAGAAATAAAAAGCAATTCATTGCTGAAAGACGAACTAGGAATGGACAGCCTAGACGTAATTGATTTAATTTGCGAACTAGAAAAAGCATTTAGTTGTAATTTAGTGGATCAAGATTTTGAGTACGCCAAAACAGTAAACGATATTTACATCATTTTATCCAAAGTAATTTAAAAACCCATAAATATGAAAAAGTTGACATTAGAGGAGTTTGACTTGCAAAAAGTAAAACTCAACAGTAAAAAAGGATTGAACATTTCCTTTTGGCAAAAAGGCAACAACAATGAGTTGTTTACGGTAGAATCCGATACGTTGCCACATCCTGATATTGCCAACAAGCTAGACGAACTCAAAGAGTTGTTTGCTGTTAGCATGGATTCGTTGGACGGTTGGGAATTAGCTATAGAGAATTGCCGTAAAAACGATGAGGCTTTAAAAGAAGCCATCAGAGGCTACAAAGAAGAAATTGACAGGTACAATGTGAATGGAGTTGTATTAGTAGGTAAGGAGCAGTATCTAGGCATTAAAATAACTGGCAGTAGAAGCACCGAATCAGGAAAGGTGGGGCTTACATCTCCAACGATTAGATTCACGGATGAAAACGAGGATATTAATGCCAAGGCAACAGATTTGTTTGATGACATTCAGCAAGAAGTTTGGATGTATCTTTTCAAGAACAAAAAAGCTCAACCTGATTTGATGGATTTAATCAGTCAAGAGGAACAAGAGGAGTCAGGACTTAACAACATGAGAGTTGCGCTCTAAGCTAAAACAATGCAAATGCGGAACAGAATTTCAACCTTATAATTCATTTCAGAAATACTGTTCCGCTAATTGTCAATTTAAGTATGCAAAACCTATAAACCTTAAATTGAAATCAATGAACCCTGATAAGCCAAAGAAAAAGTATTCTATTCCGAAAGTGAGTGAGAAAAGAAAGGAATTGAATACTGTTTATCAAAAGGTTAGAATAGAAGTTTTATCGGAAGCAAAATTCAAGTGTTTTATAGATGGATGCACAAATGTAGCCAATACCGTAGAACATCTAATGAAAAGAAAAGGATTTGCAGACGAATGGGCAAAAGAAAACAATATTCCGCTACTTATTGACAAAAGATATTTGAGAGCTTGTTGTTTAAAGCACAATGGCGAGCTAGAAACAAACCCTAAACTATCAAAACAATATCAATACAGTAATATTTCCGGAATAAAAAAAAGTGAACTATAATGACAAAAATAAAAATAGGTTCTGATTTTTCAGGAGTAGGCGCATTTAATCAATCATTAATTAGATTAGGAATTGAGTATGATGAATTATTTGCTTGTGACATGGATAAGTACGCAAGACAAACATTTGAGTTAAATTATGGTACTCCAAGGTATTTCCCAAAAGATGTTTACGAACGTGAAATACCAAAAGAAAGTTTAGACGTCTATATGACATCGCCTCCTTGCCAATCATTCAGTTTAGCAGGAAAGCGATTAGGTAAAGAGGATAAGCGTGGTATTTTGTTTTTCAATTCATTGGAATTTATCCAAAAAAATAAACCAAGGTATTTTATTTTTGAAAACGTAAAAGGATTACTATCTCACGACAAAGTTGATCCAAAAGCAGAATACGGAAGAACGTTTCAAGAGTGGATAAACTATCTAGGCGGAAAATCAGTAAACGGACTGCATACATTTTTTCCTTGTGATGATTCGGTGCCATACCATATTTACTACCAAGTACTAAATGCTAAACACTACGGAATTCCTCAAAATAGAGAGCGTATTTTTATCATTGGTATTCGTGATGATGAGGATAATAATTTTGTGTTCCCAAAGCCATTTCCGCTAGAAAAAAGACTAAAAGATGTATTGGAATATCAAGTAGATGAAAAGTATTTTTTGAGTGATAAAATGCTGAATTATTTTGATTCAAGAGCTTCTAACTTTAATAACGGAAACATCAATTTTAAAGATGAAGAAAGTGTTGCATCTACAATCACATCAAGTTCAAAATCATTAGATATTTCAGATAATATCATAAGATTAGCAAATGTGAATCCTTCAGGAAATGGAATGAATGGAAATGTTTATAGCGATGAAGGAGTTAGTCCAACATTATCAACTAATAAAGGCGAAGGAATAAAAATAGGAGCAATACGAGGTCGTAATCCACAAAACCCAAAAAGCCGTAAATCAGGATTAGAAACCGAGCAAATGCTTGAAATAAACGAAAACGGCACTTCAAATACATTGACTACAGTTCAGAAGGATAATGTGGTTGTGATTCCAACCAACAATTCAAAAGGCTTTGACATAGCAGAAGAAGAAGAAGAAGATTCTATAAACTTCTCAAATCCTAATTCAGAAACAAGACGTGGTAGAGTTGGTAAAAAAGTAAGTCAAACTTTAGATACTCAATGTAATCAGGGCGTTTACAGCCAACAAAGAATACGTAGGCTTTTGCCAATTGAGTGCTTCAAACTGATGGACTTTAATTTTGGGATTCCAGGAGTAAAAGATTTTGTTTGGGATGTCAGCGACAGTCAAGCCTACAAACAAGCTGGTAACAGTATCTGTGTAGGTGTTTTGGTAGAAATAATCAAGAAATTAAATTTAAAATAAAACAACAATGAGGAAACTAATTTTAGCTGGGTTTTTGGGAAACGATGCTACAGTAAATGATTTGCCAAGTGGTAATATGCAAGTAATAAACTTCAGTATAGCCACAACGGATAAGTTTAAGGAAGAAACAAGAACGACTTGGGTAAGATGTTCACGTTTCACAAATAATGTCGCTATATCGCCTTATTTGAAGAAAGGAACGTATGTTATCGTACAAGGTAGAGCAGAAGTTGAAACGTATCAGGCCCAAAACCAACAGACTCACGCAGTACTAAAGTGTATTGTAGATGAGATAGAGTTTGGAGGTGCCAAAACAGAAACATCAAATAATGGTGCCAGTGCTTATCCACAAGTTGCAACAGTAGCTCAACCGCAACCGAGTCCACCTTCGGCAACAACACAAGTAGATGATGATGGACTGCCGTTTTAGTTTATTGAAAATTTTATATCTTTGTAGAGAAATCCGCCAAGATTAAAGTTTAATTAACACCCTCTTTTGAGTTTACTTGGCGGTACTCATCAGGGGGTTGTTTGTAAATTATGAAAAAATGTTTTAAATGTGGTTTAGAAAAACCATTAAGTGAGTATTACCCTCACAAGCAAATGAAAGATGGTCATTTGAATAAGTGTAAAAATTGCGCTAAAATTGATGTAGCAAAAAGATTAGAGCAATTAATTTCAACTCCTGAAGGATTGGAAAAGGAAAGAAAGAGGCATAGAGATAAATATGTTAAGCTTAATTATAAATCTAAACAGCTAGAATGGGATAAAGATAAGCCTTGGAAGAAAAGCAAGGTGTATAAGGGTTTAAATAAAAAATTAAATATTCCAAAAGGCCTTGAATTACATCATTGGAATTATAATAAAGAGTATTTAGAAGATATTGTTGTTTTGAAAATAAAAGAGCATAGACAAGCTCATACCCACTTAATTCTTGATGAAAATCTTTTAATATTTAAAAATAAGGAAGGGGTGTTGTTAGATACAAAAGAAAAACATATTTCTTTTTTAATTGAAAAAGCAATACAATTTTAAAAACAAATTACAAAGCCAATACTTAAATGTATTGGCTTTTTTTATTTATTATCATAAATAGTTAATAATTTAAAAGTAATGCTTTGTTTATTAAATAAAAATTATATATTTGCATCAAACATTAAATATTTAATTATGTCAAAAAAAGCAGTAAAGCCTAAAAAGGTAAAGAAAGTGTTTATCGATGCTCAGAATGTATTCGCTAAACTAAAGAGAGAAAAGGGTATAAAGATAACAGGTGTTTCTTTTGCTGAGGAATTTGGAATCAGTTCAGTAACATTGACAGATTGGGGTAAGGAAGCACCAAAGTCGGTTAGAGTAATCTTTGAGTTTTTGGAGAAGTACGATATAGACTTCAAGGACTTTGTAAAATCTTGTTAAGATGGGTAAGCAAATTGTAGGGGTAAGGTCTTATATTGTTTATTACTGGAAAGAAGAATACGATCAGTGCGTAGATTACGAAGCTGAAATATCGGCACCATCCATCAAAGAAGCTCTAGCGCAGTTTGAACTAACTGTTAAGAATTACAAAAGAATTTATTGTATCAATGAAAAAACCAAAAACGTATGACAGATTTTGAATCCATCCAAGAAATCAGAGAAGACGGCTATCCAAAAGTAAAGGAGTTAGTTGTTACGAAGTACCAAAAGCCTATTTATTATCCTGATTACGATAGGCCATTGTCTAACCTTTATAAAAATTACGATGAGTAGAAAAGAGGATACCTTGAAGCTGTATTATGAGAAGCATCTCATTTACAACAAAGAATTTCACGGAATGCCTTATGAGTTTTTATACGCTGATGAAGTAGCTGTTTTTAGAAAGTCGTTAGGATTTAAGATATTCAATGTAAGATACAAGATTGAATTATTCGTAGAGCATATTGCTGAAACATTATTTAACTAAAAAAAGAATTAAAATGGAAAAATCATTGCAATTACAAGACTTAAAAGTTTCGAACCTTCCAGAGCTACAAGGTTGGAAAGAAAAGCAACAACAATTGGTAGCGGACAATCCTTATGTAGAGATTGTGGATTCAAAAACGTATGATGCAGCTTGCAAGTCAAGAACAGCATTGTTGAAAGGTAGAACGGAATTAGAAAAGCAAGACAAGGTGATTGCTTCACAGCTAACATCGTTCAGAAAAGAAGTGAAGACTGAAACCGAGAATTTGATTGCTATTACGTTGCCTCACGAAGAAAAACAGCAAAGCGAGGTAAAACGATACGAAGCGATAAAAGAAGCCGAGAAAGCCGAAAAAGAACGTTTAGAGCAAGAGCGTATGGAAAAGATAAAAGCTAAGATTGATACGTTTGAATCCGATAGCTACACCATCATCCAGGGAACAACAATTAAAAATGTGGAATTGCACAAGACAATGTTGGATGGACTTGTAAATGTTGATTTCGATTATGAAGAATTTGATATTCTTTTCGAGCAAGCAAGAACAAGAGTACAATCATCTTGGGATTTGAAGTGTGCCGACATTCAAGAAAAAGAAGTACAGCGATTAGAAAACGAGAGATTGGAACTTCAAAACAAAAGACTTGTTGAGATTGTGCCTTATGTAGCTTACGGAGAGCAAGTAGATTTAACAAAACTATCAGAACTGAGTGAAATGCACTACGATATGATTTTAGAGTCTAAAAAATCTTTATTTGAAGCCGAGCAATTAGCAAAGCAAGAAGCTGAGGAAAGATTGATAGCTGAGAATGCAGAAAAAGAAGCCAAAGCTAAAGCGGACAAGGAAGCTATTTTTGATATTCGTAAAAATAGATTAGCTGAGATAGGTTTTGTTTTCAAAGAAAATGACGGATTTTATTTGAGTTTAAATGGTGTAGAAAAGTACGCTTTAAGGCAAGGTAAAATATATGATGCCGATGCTATTGACTTTGAAAATATTATTACAGATGCAAAATCGTATATTGAAAAGTATAAATCAGATTTAGAAGAAGCCGAAAAGCAAAAAGCCATTGACGAAAAGTTAGCAAAAGAAGATGCAGAACGATTAAATAAAGAGAACAAGGCTAGATTTAAGAGATTGGCTCAGGACAAAGAGATCTATAAAAACACTCTAAACGAATGCTTGATAAGTTTCCCAATGTTCTTTGACTCTAAAAACGAAGAAATAAAGGCGTTCTCAATTGAAGCTTCCAACAGAGTTGTTTATTTACACAAGCAATTATTAACCGAATTAGAAAACCTATAAATTATGTCAAATTTAGTAAAAGCAGGAGACAAGTTTTTGTCAATATCCAAAGTAATAGATACTGAGATTTCAACGGTATTAGCGTCAAATGTAAATGGGTTTCAGAAAGCATTTGTAATGAGTTCAGCGATAGATATTATCAAAGAACAATTGTCTGATGAATATATGAAGCCTATTATGGCATTGCAAGGAACAAGCCTTGGATTCAAGACCGACCAAGATACGGTTAAAAAGCAACAAGGAGGGAAATGGGTTACTGAGAAAGGTCCTGGCTATCCAATGGATATTGTAAAAGAGTGTTTGATTGAAGCGACATTCTTAGGGTTAGAAGTTACAGGAAATCAGTTTAATATTATTGGTGGTAATATGTATCCAACAAGAGAGGGATTTGGTGCTTTATTGGATAAAATGAAAGGATTGAAAAAGAATTTCACTTATACAAGTATCCAACAGCCATTAGGTCAAAAAGTAGCTTATGTAAAAGTTCGTATTGATTGGCAGTTTGATGGAGAAGTAGCCAAGAAACAAGAAATTGAATTCCCAATAAAATCCAATGAGTACACTTCCTATGATGCTTTGATTGGTAAGGCTGAGAGAAAAGCAAAAAGATGGTTGTACAATACTATCAAAGGAACTGATATTTCTGATGGAGATGTTTCTGATGTACCTCACGTAGAAATAAAAGACAACGAGGACAACAAGCTAGAAGTATTGATTGATTTGCTAAGTAAGACAGAAGAACTAATTACAGATGAAGAAGTGACTTACACAAAAAGAATCATCAAAGAAAAAGAGTCAGTTTCCTACGACAAGGCAATTAAATTCTTAACCTCAAAATTACCTAAAGATGTATAGTTTAAATGAGTTACAATCCCTAATTATCAATTGGGCAAAAGAACGAAACATTCACACAGAAGATTGTGCTCCAAAGCAACGTTTGAAACTTGTTGAGGAATGCGGAGAATTGGCAAGTGCAATTTTGAAAAAAGATGTATCGCTTCAGAAAGATGCTATTGGGGATATTTTTGTTGTTTTGGTTATTTTATCGAAACAAACAAATGAAAACATCAATAACTTTATTATTGATGAGGAGTGTTATAATGACTATGTTGATTGGGCTGTAATTTCTTCAATAATAGCTGATGAGTTTTATTATAAATTTCATTCTTTAAGAGATATATCATATAAATTGAAGTTGGATTTAGTTGAATGTGCTAACATAGCTTGGAACGAAATCAAAGACAGAAAAGGCAAAACAGTAGATGGAACATTCATAAAAAACTAGCGTATGATAGCAAATAAAAATAGAATCGGCAGGTTTACTTCAAGTAACATTTGGAAGTTAATGACAGATGGGCGTGGTGAAGGTGGTTTTGGCGCACCTGCAATAACTTACATTGAAGAAAAACGAGCAGAAAGATGTTTGGGTCGCTCCATAGATTTGGGAGCGCATTCTCAACCTTTGACTTGGGGAAAAGTAATGGAGGTTATCGGTTTTGAGGAAGAAATGGGTTTGGAGTATTCCTTGTGTTCGGTGGAAACAATAGTGCATCCTAAGTATCCTTACTGGACGGGATCGCCTGATGCTAAGACTTCAAACAAGGCTGTAGAGATGAAATGCTTCTATCCAAAAGCCTTTTACGAACTATCCAGGGATTTGATGTTGGAGGACTTGAATAGGATAAAAGCCAATAACAAAGAGATTTATTGGCAAGTGGTTTCAAACGCTATCTTACTTGGCTTCTCTAAAGCAGAAATCATAGCTTTTACACCTACAGAACAACAATTGATTGCTGTTAGAGAGAAGTTATCCAATACAGATTTCGCTATGGAAAAGCTAGGCATGATGGATTGGCAGGTTCGATGGATATACGAAAAAGAGCTGTACGAGCTACCGTATATTCCAGGAAACATACAATGGCCAAACTGCGTAAAGTTTGAGTTTGATGTTCCAACAGAAGATGTCATAGCACTAACCAAGAGAGTAATGATGGCTGAGAAAATTCTAGGTACATGAGAAAGGAAATCCAAACTAAAGAGGAAGCTATTGAAAGCGTAATATATGGAAACAAACAAGACTTCAATAGAATATTTGCTTTTGCTGAACAATGGGTAAAAACACAGTTCAAATGGTTTAGTTCGGATGACTTGAAAGAGGCTTATTATGCCTCAGGAAATCCAATTCCTGTTCAAGTAAATGTTTACGGAGCAGTATTCTGTAATCTATCTAGAGTAGGGTTGATTTTTCATCACGGATTCACAAAGTCAAGACACAAAGTAGCTCATGGCAGGGATTTGAAAACTTGGATTAGTAAAGAGTTCAAGTTGCGCCAACAGCAAAATGCAAAAACAAAAGGAACATTAAATATGTTTGAAATTTAAAATTAAAAAACTACATTTGTGAAGTCATAAAATATTTTTAGGTTAATTAAAACGAAAGCCCATCCTTGGTAACACAAAGAGATGGGTTTTTTTATGTTAAATAATAAAATAATTGTTTGTAATTAAAAAATATTTACATTTGTAAGGAAATAAAATTTTAATGTTGTGATAACATCGAAAGTGAATTAGTAAAAGAGCTACCTGTTTTTGGACGGATAGCTCTTTTTTTGTTTCAATTCTAAATATAAAAAACATGAATTTCCCATTAGCAAAAGAAATATACGGACAGCCCTGGAGCATTGATTCAGTATCTTTAATGCATTTATCTTCAATCTTAAAAAACATTCAAAATGGAGTAGCATTAGACAATCCTGATTCTAAATTAAATTCTGTTAGTCTTTTGGAAATTAAGGGAGACACTAGAATTATTCAAGAGTCTTATGAATTAAATAACTCTAGTGAATTTGAAGGCATTGGAATAATCAATTTGAATGGTCCAATCACAAAAAACGGTGGAGCATCAAGTTACGGAACCAAAGATTTGTCATCAAGAATGCTGAAAATGGCTAATGACAATAGAATCAAAGGTTTCATTGTAAAAGCCGATTCAGGAGGAGGAGCTACTGGAGCAGTGCAATTAATGGTAGATACAATCAACCAAGTGAAAGCAACAAAGCCTGTATATGCTTTAGTAGAAAAAGGAGGAATGGCAGGGTCGGCTTGCTACGGAATTATATCAGCTTGCACCGAGATTTACTCAGAGGATGGAATGAATATCGTAGGTAGTGTAGGGACAATGATTCAGTTCAGCGGAAAGCCACATGGGAATGTGGATCAAGACGGAGAAAAAACCGTTGTCTTATACGCTACCAAATCCACTTCCAAGAACAAAGCCTTTGAGGAAGCTCTAAACAACGATAATTACGATATGATAGTTAACGAGTTGTTAGACCCAATAAACGAAAATTTCATATCAAGCGTGTTGTCTAATCGCCCGCAGTTAGCAGGAAGTAAATTCGACAATGGTCATACCGTTTTTAGCAAAGATGCCGTTGGAACATTCATAGATGGAATAGCAAGTTTTGATGAAGTAGTGAATAAAATTTTATCAAACAATACAATAAAGAATACACCGAGTAAACAAAAATCAAATATTAAATCAAATTCAAACACAATGACAAAACAGGAATTCAAACAAGAGCATCCTAGTGTTTATGCTGAAATCGTAAACGAGGGCATGGCAAAAGAGAAAGACAGAGTTGAATCATGGATGGCGTATTCAAAAGCTGATCCTGATGCGGTTCAAGCTGGAATCGAAAGTGGCTTAGAAATTACGAATGCTCAGGCTCACAAATTTCAAGCAAAATTAGCTACCATGAGTATGCTAGACGACATGAAACAAGACAGCGCAAGCTCGATTGTAACTGCTGAAACCACAACTGAATTGGGAGCTATCTCTACAGAAAACCAAGCTGAAATCAAAGCAGCTTTTGACTTTAAACTTTAATAATTTACAGATATGCCTATTTACGCAACACAAAGGGGGATAACTAATAATCAGTCAACAGTCGATTATTTATATCAAAACATCTTCACATTTGGAAATAGATACAATTCAGGTGTTTTCATCAACAACCTTGGGGAGTCTTTAGATGCAAATGATGGAATTTTAGTAGTAAGAAACTCAGGTACATTTGAGACTGCAACAGCTAAATTCGTAGCTTTAACAGCAGGTCAAACAATGATTATCGCAGGGCTTACTTATACTTCAACAGGAGCTACAACTGCCGCTCAATTAGCCACTGCTTTTGCAAACTTAGCCGTTGGTGCTACAACAGGTGCGGGTACAGCAACAGGTACTTACTCAGGAGCATTGACTGCTTATGCAACAGGACCAGCTTCGGGAGCATTGCTTGATTCTGTAGTATTCACAGCTTCAACAGTTGGAAACAAAACAGATTTAGTTGCTACAGGTACAGGTACTACACCAACTTTTACAATTATCAATGGTACAACAGGTGTCGATGAAGGATTTTCTCCTGCAACTCCTGCAACATTAGCCAACGTAATTGGAATCTTAAAAGTTTCAAACGGAATCACAACTTTAGCTCCAGCAGCTAGTGTAAGTGCCAATTATGCTATGTCAGGTGATATTGATGCTTCAATGTTGATTTTGCCTTTAGGAGTTACATTAGACACGATAGTGGGTAACAAAGCATTAAAAGATATATTAACCGCATTAGGTTTCGTTTTGAACAACGTAACTGAAATGACTAAATTCAACAACTAATTATGCCAATCGATAGAATTCAACACAGTAGAGCGCTAACATCAAAGATTGTTGGTAAGTTTGAAGAAGATATTCCGGTACGTTCTGGATTTTCTGCTTGGTTCCCTGAAGAAACAACACCAACGTTTGAAGTTGATGTAGAAGTTCAAAGAGACAATGACCTTATTGCTTCTGACGTAATTCGTTTCACAGAAGGAAATAAAAACAAGTTTTCAAGAGTTTCAGAACACAAGTATATTCCACCTTACTTCAAAGAGGATTATGACTTCCAAAGAGACCAAGTGTACATGAATACAGTTGCAATGGGAGTTGGAATGGACAATATGCAAGTGAACAGCGTAATTGCTAAAAATGCAGTTAAAGCAATCAGCAAAAACAGAGACAAAATAGTTCGTGCAATCCGTAAACAACAAGCTGATGTTCTTCAAACAGGTATCGTAACCTTGGTAAACGGAGACAACATCAACTACAACCGTAAAGCATCTTCTATGGTAGTAGCACCTGTTTTATGGAGTAATCCTACAACAGCGAAACCAATTGACGATTTGAGAGCAGGTATGACTTTCTTAAGAAACGTTGGTAACTCTTATGGGGCAGCTGTAAACGTGGTAATGAGAGGTGATGCTTTTGCTGCTTTTATCGCAACAGACCAAATCACTAAACAAGGACCAAACATAGTTGAGCAAATCCAAAGAATCAATGTTGGAATGCCACAATTTACTGAGTCAACAGGTTTTGCCTTACAAGGTAGAATTGCAGCAGGTGATTTCGTAGTAAACCTTTGGACGTACAACGAGAAATATACTGATGCTAACGGTTCAACTCAGTATTACTTGGCAAACAACAAGGTAATCATGTTACCGGACGACTTCCAAGGAAAAACAATTTTCGGAGGTTTGCCAACCATGAACACAAGCACAATCGGTGGAGTTTCAGTAGATGTTCCTGCAATTGTTGAAGCGGATTACTTGATTCGTGCTTATAGCGATGTGAAAACAATCTCTAGTACAATTGAGTTGACATCTGCTCCTTTGGTTGTTCCTTTTACAATTGATAAAATCTACACCTTACAAGTTCTTTAATCATGGCAAAGTATAGAGTTATACCAATTGCTATGACCGTTAAAAACAACGGTATTGCAGAACACGGTGATATAGTAGATGAATCTCAATTGTGTAGTCCTGCTTACGAGTTGATAAAAGAAGGTTTTATCGAACAAGTGCAAGATGAAGAAAAAGAGGAATCAGAAGAAAAACCAGCATCCAAGAAAGCTAAAAAATAGAATGTTATGCCAAGTCCATTTTTAGACATAGTAAGACGAGACGTTAAGATGTACGTAAACAAAACAGGTTACCAAGAGGAAATCGAGATGAGTACACCTGACAGAAGTTTGACTATAAATATCACAGGATGGGCGGTTAAACACCATATTTCATTTGATAGCGATGGAAACCAAGTAAATACCAAAAATGCCCGAGCCACCATAGACGAAGCAGTCTTGGTGGCTAAAGGGTATCCCGTAAGAAATGCAAATCAAGAGATTGCTTTAGTAAGACATTTAGTTTCGTACAAAGACAGCTCAGGTATCGTGAAAAACTATTATGTGAGAGAGAGTTTTCCCGATGAAACGTTAGGAATGATTTGTTTGATATTAGGCGATTATAAACAATAGAAAATGGCGATAATTACAGAGTCAATACCAAGACAAGGCTTCGAGATAGTTCAGAATAGAATTGGAGAAATCCTGCTTACCGAGCTAACCAATCAAAAAGTGTTACAAGGATTCACAAGTGATTTCGGTGTTTTTTTAGAAAGACAAGAGCCGTTTGATAAATCAGAAGATGTAATGATTACAGTGATGTTAGCAGGAGCCGATTACAAGGGTTACACCACAAAAGACTCACAAGGCGACACCACTTATATCATTGACGTTTTTGCCTCAGGAGCAGCTTCCTCAACACTACAACCTAGTTTAGAAGCGAGAGATAAAATTTTTTTGTATGTAGGGATGATTCGATACATTTTGTCAAGCGGAAAGTATCTGACATTAGGTTTACCACCAGGACTCATAGGGGGTAAATATTTAGAATCATTCAAATTTGACATTGACTTTTCAAACTTTGGTAATCACTCAAATTACGATGCTAGATTTATTCGATTTGCAAGGATGGTATTCTCGGTTAGAATTCAAGAAAATCAAGATTTATGGACGGGTATTCCGTTATTAGGCAACGATACTTTGGTAACATTAGATGCTACTAACAAAGGATTTCAATTAGTATTTAACAATTAAAAAATAAAACACATGGCTACAATTTCAACGGCAGTTGGTCTTGATAGGATTTCAAGAGTTAGTGGATATGCAATTAAAAAGTATTTTTCCAATAACGACACCCAAAACTTGCCACATATCATTGCGGTGTTTGGAGAAGCCAATACTGCTAATCAGGCAGGGCTTGCGGTAACAAAAAGAGAGGTTACAAGCGCAACAGAAGCTGGAGACCTTTACGGTTATGGCTCACCAATTCACTCAATAATGAGAATCCTTAGACCTAAAACGGGTGATGGAGTTGGTGGAATTCCAACAATTGTTTTTCCACAAATTACAAACGGTGGAGCTACAGTTTCAACAAGAGATTGGACAGTAGTAGGAACAGCAACAGCAAATGCGACTCACACCGTAATCATCAATGGACGTTCTTCAGTAGATTTCCAAACCTATTCCTTCTCAGTTGCATCAGGCGATACACCAACAATGATTGCTACCAAGATGAAAGATGCAATCAATGGAGTATTAGGCGCGCCAGTAACAGCTACATCAGCATTAGGTGTTGTGACTATGACTTCAAAATGGAAAGGAGCTACAAGTGCTGAGATTAATGTATCTGTAGATTTTGGGTTAAACGCAGCAGGAGTTTCTTATTCTCAAACAGCGCAAACACAGGGTACAGGAGCAGTTGATTTAGCACCTACATTAGCTCAGTTTGGAGATGATTGGTACACAGAGGTTATTAATCCTTATTCAGATAAATTACCTGACTTGGAGGTATTCAACGGAGTGCCTTCTGAATTAAATCCAACAGGACGTTACTCAGGACTAATCTTCAAGCCGTTTGTGGCTTACACAGGAAACGTCTCAGGCGATAAAACAGTTCTATCGACCATTACTGACAATGCTTCAAGAATCAATCAAGTAACAAACGCTCTTTGCCTTGCGCCAAACTCAAAAGGATTTACCTATGAAGCTGCTGCAAACGTTGTGGCTTTGGTAGCACCAACTTTTCAAAACAATCCAAACTTGGATGTGAATAGTTTGTACTATCCTGATATGCCAATTCCTTCAAATGGAGATATTGGAGATTTGAAAGATTATGTAAACCGTGATTTCTTGGTAAAAAAAGGATGCTCAACAGTAATGTTGGTAAACGGAGCGTATCAAGTTCAAGATTTGGTTACTACTTATCATCCAGCGGGAGAGTTGCCATTACAGTATGCTTATCCTAGAAACTTGAACATTGATTTCAATATGTCAGATGGTTACAGAACATTGGAATCTAGATTCTTGAAAGACAAGACGTTGGTAAGAGATGAGCAATCAATAGATGTTGATGGTTGTATCAAACCAAAAGAGTGGAAATCCATTGTTTTTGATTTGTTTGATGATGTAGCTCAAAAAGCATTAATCAATGATCCGAGTTTCTCTAAATCAAGTTTGGTCGTTTCAATTTCTACTACTAATCCAAACAGATTTGAAACCGCATTTAAGTACAAACGTACCGGAATTGCAAGAATAGAAAGTACAACTGCAAGCGCAGGATTTTAATTTTTAAAGTAAAAAAATATGGCAAATTTTGTTTTTGGAGACGTAACGGAAATTGTTTGTAGCCACGTATCAGGTACATACAGATTCTATCCTAAAGCCAACGAGAGCTTCACAATAGACAGAGGCGGTATTCGAGGAAATGATGATGCAAATCAAGTAACCTCAGACGGTCAAATGATGTCGCAATTGAATAGAGTTCGTTGGAGTATTGAAGGTCCTATTGCAGTTGATATGATTTCAGATGCTGAATTTTCATCATTGAATAAATTGGCAGCAAGTCCTTCTATGGGAACTTGGACAATCAGCAACATTGCAGGGGTAACCTACAAAGGAGTTGGGAGACCAATTGGTGATATTCAGTTAGACACCAACGCAGGTACATTGACCTTAAAATTAGCGGGGAACCGAGAATTAGATAAAATAACTTAATAACTAGAATTAACTAAAATGAAAAAAGCAAGTGTAGTAAGTAAGGAAGTTGCATTAAATGATTTGGAAGTATTTATCAATCAATGGGTAAAGAAACCAGCTCAGAAAGACGAATTAGAAGGATTATATTCTGATATTTTGGATGCAATTGTAGATGGGTATTTAGTTTTTGATGAGAATCAAGTGCCAAAATACACATTGAAAAACCCAATTAAGAATGAATCAGGGGATGTTACTTTATCCGAATTAAACTTTGTAACGAGAATCAAGCCAACCAATTTGGCAAACATTGCAAAGGGTATTGATGTTAGAGTGGACCCGATGAATTTACAATTAAGAATGGTGGCTCATATTATCGGACAACCGATAGCCTACTTGGATTTAATGAGCCGTTACGATTACGATGTTGTAAGTTCAGTCGCTTCTGTTTTTTCGTAGTTGTGATGCGGATAGCTTAAATAACATAATTAAAAGCTTAGTGGACTATCATCATTGGAGTCCAAAAACAATACGAAATATGTACTGTGATGATTTGGACTTTGAAGGGCTTTTATATTGGTATGACGAGCTAGTTCGTATTAATAAACAAAACAAAAAATAACCATTAGACCCATTAGTAGTAGTAATAGCTATTAATGGGTTTTTTTCTAAAACAAAAAAAGATATGGCACAAGCAATGAGAGTACCTACTATTTTTACTGCCGTGGATAGGTTTAGTGATGTTGTTGACAAAATGACAACTAAAACTTCTAGGTTTGCTACGGCTAATGCTTCTGCATTTAACCGTGTTGATAGGAGGTTGAATAGCTTATGGAGTTCAATGAATAATTTGTCTCAGTTAGCTTTAGGTGGTGGTATAGCTTCACTTTTTTATTATGCTGGTAAAGACGTTATGGATTATGAAACAGCAATACATAGCTTGTCGGCTGTTACTGGAACTAAGGTAGGAGCAATGAATAAGCAAATAGAAGATTTGGCGAAAACATCACAAAGAAGTGCGATAGATGTTGCTAAATCATTTGAAATTGTTGGGTCAAAAATGTCTGAATATTTAGATAAGCCAGACGCATTAAAAGAAATAACTAAGAATAGTATTTTAATGGCGGAAGCTGCTAGAATGGAATTAGAGCCTGCTATTGATTCTTTGACTGGTGTTTTGAACATATATGGTTTGGCTGCCAATGATGCTAATAGAGTTGTTAATAAATTGTCTGCTGGAGAAATAGTTGGTAGTATTAGTATTTCTCAAACAGCAGATTTATTAAAGCAATTTGGAGGTACAGCAAGACTAGCAAATGTTGGAGTAGAAGAATCTATTGCTTTAGTTCAGACTTTGACAAAATCATTAGGGATAGAAGGTGTTGGTAGAGGTATTAGAAACCTTATGGTTGACCTTAATATGGTGGGGGCTTTTGATAAAAACAAAACAAAAGCATTACAGAAAGCAGGAGTGAATACAAAAATTCTTGGTGATAAAACATTGGATTTAGTTACAAGGTTGAAAGAACTTAAAAAATTGGAAGGAAATAGTGCTGCAATGGGTATGTTCTTCAAGAAAACGGGAATACAAACTGGAGCAACTTTATTTCAAAACTTTGATGATTTAGAACGTTTTTTAACAGCAATTCAGAATACAAATAAAGCTCAAGAACAAGCTGCTAAAAATACAGATACTTTATCCTATGCTATAAAAAGATTAAAAGCAGGTTTTACAAATTTTATTGTTTCTTCTGATGAAGCAAATGCAAGTTTAAAAGTAGCTAAGTCTCTACTTGGTTTTATTACTGATAATATGGGGGCATTGATAAATATTATTACTATTGGCGTAGTTGCTTTTGCAGGATGGAAAACAATAGTATTATTGATGGATGCTTTTTCATTTGCTACTTCAATAGCAAATAAGGCTTTAAAAGCCTATAGATTAACACAATTAGCCGCTGCTGTAAGTGGAAAATCTTATACAAGTATGTTGTTGTCAGGAACGGCTCCTTTAGCGGCTTGGGCTATTCCTTTGGCGATTGTAGCTGCTGGGGTAGCTTATCTTGGGTATATGATGTATAGAAACAATGAGACATCTAAAAGATTCGCAGATGACAAAGTAACACATTTTAAAGTTGTTTCAGGGGCATACGAAAGTATGGAGCAAAAAATAGCAAGATCTAATGAAAGGATAGTTGCTAATATGAAGAAATTTAAAATGGACTTAGAAAGTGTCAAAAAAACAGGTAAAACAATAGCTGAATTAAGAGGGGAGCAAGGTGCTATGGCTGTATCTGCTCATCAATCAGAGTTTATAAAGAATAATACTTTAAAATCATCTAGTTCTTTAAGTTCAATGCCTAGTAAGTTAATTATTCCAAAAGTAGTTTCTGATTCTGACACTGCATTTAAAGATGTAATGGGGTCTATGACAAAAGAAAATTTAGCAGGTTCAAATGATAAGGTGATGAAGGATCTCACTAAAATGTTTGCAAATGGTACTTTGAACATAAATTTAAACGACCCTTTTGATGTAGTTAAAGATATGGAATATCAAAAACCTAACGGAACAAAAGTAGTTTTAACTCCAAATCAAGGACAAAGAGGTAAATAATTATGCAAACAACAGACTTATTATTATACGAAACAGGAAATGGCGGTGATTTGTCCATTTTAAACAACGATTTGGTGATGGTTGAAGCTTTGTGTCAACAAGTGTATTTGGCTTTATTTGGGGGCAATATTGAAGCCAATACAAAGCCAAAATACATTGAGAACGAAGAACGATTTGACTATTGGGGAAATAGTTTAGTTTGGAAGGATAAAGAAACAAGACAATTCAATTCTTTGACTGAGCGAGCCATCAAGAATAACCCAATAAGTAGTTCGGGAAGGCTTGCGGTACTTCAAGCTGTAAACGAGGATTTGAGTTACTTGACATCATTGCTAACGTATTCTGCTGATGTTTCTATTACGGGTGTGGATAGTTTGGCAATAACTGTTAAATTTACATCGAAAACGAACCAAGAGGACAAGGTGTTGGAATTTGTGTATGACAACGCCAAGAACACATTAATAATTGATAAAATAATTTAGCATGAAGCCAATTCCAAGTATTGTAGAATTACAGCAACAACTAACGGATGATTTTAGAAACAAACTGAATTTGTCTGATGATGATTTGAAACGAACATTGAATGCTTTTAGTTTGGTGATTTCGGCACAATTAAAGTATTTGTATCTGTATTTGAGTAATATACAAGACAATGTTTTTCCTGATACAGCCAATACAACAGACCAAGGTGGTACGCTAGAAAGACTAGGGGCAATTTACTTGAACCGTCCCCCTTTTTCGGACAGTATAGGAGTTTTCAATGCTTCTGTTACTGGAGTGCAAGGTTCTTTTATGAGATCCGAACTTACTTTTAAATCAAATGAGGATGCTTTAAATGCAGGGCAAATGTATGTTTTGGATTATGATTACAACGTAGATAATTCAGAGGATACTGCTGCGATAGAGATTAGGTCTTTAGGTGGTGGAGCTACCTATAATTTGAATGTTGGGGATAAATTGACCATCACAGAGCCTGTTATTGGGTTAGATAAAACCATTACAATTACTGCTGTAACTAGACAGCCAATTTCGGGGGAAACCACAGAAAACTACAGAGAAGCAATACTAAGAGCCATTCAGTTGGAACCACAAGGAGGTGCGAAATCGGATTACAGACAATGGGCTAGTGATGCGGAAGGCGTTCGATTAGTGTATCCTTACGTTAGAGATGCAAATCCGGGAATAGTGGATGTTTATGTTGAAGCTACTTTAGAAAATGGTATTGACGGCTTAAACGGGAACGGGATACCCACCACAGCTACTTTGAATCAAGTATCCGTGGTGATTGAGCAAGACCCTGATGTAAGTAAACCCGACAACGAAAGAGGAAGAAGACCTATCCAAGCCAATGTGATTACAAGTCCGATTACCTTAGTGCCTGTGGATGTAAACATAAAAGGATTAAACATGAATACACCTGCGATACAAGACGTGATTAAAAGCAGTATCAAAGACATGTTATACAACATTCGACCATTTATCGCAGGAGCTGATTTATTGAGAAACAAAAATGATATTTTGTATTCCGGAAAAGTTCAAGGCGTGGTTACTGATGCTTTGACCAATGGAAATTTCTTCAATCAATTGACTATTTTGGTAGATGGGAATTCAGTATCTAGTTATGAGTTTGATTTGGGTAATGTACCTTATTTAAGAAACCTAACCTTTGTAATATAATGGGATATGAAGTAACAGAAAAAAGCACAATGCATGGGATGAAAACGCCTCATGGATTCAAAACACCTCACAGATTACCTGTTTCCAAAAGCCAAAGTTTACAAACATTAATGTCGGATTTGGCTTTGCAATTATACCCAACAGGTAGGGCATTTAACTTACCTGAGGATGGGGTGTTTTTCAACCTACACGAAGCAATTAATAAAAGTTTCATTCGAGTGGTTGAGGATGGAAAGTCAACATTAAATTCAAATCTTCCTGACAACATTTACTTTGACGAAAAAGATTGTGAGTTGTGGGAATATCGTTTGGGAATCACTACCAATCCTAATTTGAGTTTAGAGTTGAGAAAGAAAGCAATTCTAAGAAAAATGAGCTTTGGCCGTAATGTAAAAGCAAGACAACACATTGATTACATAGAAGCGCAATTACAACTAGCAGGCTTTAATGTTTTTTTGCATGAAAATAAATTCTTTGACTTAAGCACGGGAGAGTGGGTGTATAAAACACCTGAGGACATCACGGGAAATGCGACAAACAATGTGGTGTATGGAGGTGATTCTCAGTATGGTATTGGGATGCAATATGGAGCTAGTGAGTTTGGTATTATAGCCAATCTCTCTACACCAAATGAACCTTATAGCGTAGGAGCTGGTGAATGGGCTACATTCTTTATTGGCGGAGAAGTTTTGGGAGAGCCTGCATCGGTACCACTAATTAGACAACAAGAATTTCGTGAATTGGTTTTGACATTAAAGCCTGCGCATTTGGTTGCTTACACCTTTATAAATTACATCTAAACAAAACAATATGAGAGCATTAAATAGTAGTCCAAACGTAGTGGACAATTCAGATTTAGTAAATTTTCCAGATGGAAGAATTAAAGACAATGATGGGTCAGGAAACGGAACAGGCGTAAACGAAAGAACCAATGGAGACCTGCACCAAACCATTGCAAGATTAATGAGATTGTATGGTATCACGCCAAATGATTTGCCCGACAATGTTCAAAACGGATACCAAATCATAGATGCATTAGTAGCTTTGGCCTCCAAGAATGATTATGTTTTGCCCTTGACCGATGTGGCAGGAGTGTTGTATGTTCCTGTAAAGATTTCGTTTATGAAGGAAGGCGAGAGCGTTGTTGTGAAATCAGCAGTCAATGTAGCTTCACAAACTCAAATAAGCGGCTCAGATGGATTAACTGTGGCATTTACTAAGCAAGGTGCATTCAAAAACAATGAGTACGTGAGAATGATAAAAACAGCCTCAGGAATAGAGCTTGTTAGGATTGCAGACCATGTTAGTTTGGATGATATGGTTGGACTTCTTAATTACTTGAAAAAGGCTACGCAAGCGGAAGAAGATGCAGGGACAATAGATACTAAAGCAACAACGCCATTGAGTAACCTAACGGCTTTTGTAAAAAGAGTTAATGGAGCAGATTCTCCAACATATTTAGCAAAGCCAACAGGTGATCCTGATGCACAAAATGGCTTGTTGTCAAAGGAAGATAAAAAGAAAATAGATGATATATCATCTGTAGTTAAAACTAAAATTATAAAATTAGATTCTTGGATTGCTAATCGACAATTTACAGCCTATACAGGACTTCCTGTAGGCTCTATTTTACAGGGGATAAATGTGTTTTTAGAGTGTAAAGTTTCAAATAGCGGATATTCAGTAGGAGATATTGTTACAGCACCTACACCATATCCAGCTGATGCTGGTAGAACAGCAGAACAAGGTATTGGGGTGCAGTTTAAACAATCGGTTTATGATTTATTTCGAGTACTTGTATTAGATCAGGTTACTATTGCACAAGCATGGACCTCTGATGGTGCTTCTGCAAACCACGTTATAATTGGTGATACATCTCAATGGGCTATAAGATTTGTAATTATGTATATTTAAAAAATTAAAAATGAAAACATTACAACAACAAACATTTGTACGAGAGGTTAGTGCTAATCATCCTTTCGGAGCCATAATAAATGAAACAGCTTCCAATGATGGCACACCTGTAGTAAGAGAAGTGTACAATGACCATTTGGTAAATCACTACAAGTTATTGGAGAAAGTAGGAATGACGGCCAACGGTTTAGAAGATGGGGAAACCAACGGATACCAAATAATAGAAGCCTTTCAAAAACTACCCAACAAACTCAATGACGTTGAGCAAATTTTGACACGTTTAGGGTCGGTTTGGAGTATTCCGTTACCAATAGAACTTTTGCCAAATAAATATTTTTTTTTCGCCAAGGCTGCTGATTTGTATGTAGCAGGTGCTAGTTACACATTCAAAGGAAGTGGGTCAACTACCTATCCTTTTACTTCAACTGGATTCAAGGCTTCTGATGAGTTATTGTTGATACTAGACCAATCAGGAGTAAAAGCTTATTCCTTGTCGTTACTAGACCAAGCATCTGACCAATTGTTTACGGTAATGGGAATGCCTTTGTCCTTCAATGATAGTGATAAATTGTACTACCAAACAGACGGCAAATTATTGAGTGATACGCCAAGCGTGGTAGATTTGGAAGCGATAATCAGAGCAAATGTTAGCAATGGTAATGTAATATTGAATGATATTATTATAAGCAACGGATATGCTTTGTGCTTTTGTTTTATTCCTTCGACTACCACCTATTTCTTTAGACAATTTGCGCTATCTGATTTGAGCGTTTCTACAGCCGTTACGGGGATTACTTTTAGCACAACAGCGAATAACTCTCCTTACGTTTATGCAAAACAAGGCACAATCTACATCACCAATGATGCGAATGCTTCTGTAAATGATTACATCGTTAAGAAGTACAATTACAATCCCGTGGCAGGTACGTTGGCTTTGGTTTCTACTGCTAATTTGAATGCTAGTTTCCAAAAAACATCCAATGCTGTGGTGCAAGGTGATTTACTATTTACTTTGGTAAATGGAGTTTTCAATAAATTCCACTTGAATACTGGGGTAAAAACGCCAATAGGGGATTTTGGTAGTGTAGTTGGAAACCTATTTGGCTTCAATGGTAAAACCTATTTTGGTTCCGGAGAAGTCGCTAAGAGGTGGATATTGTAATAGAAAAAGAAAAGCCAATCAGTTAAGATTGGCTTTTTTGTTTATATTTTTGATTTTATTTTTTCTATTATGAGATGTATTTTCCAAGCAATTCTAACTAACCTACTACTTTTTAATAATAAATGTTCAGGTACTACATAAGATTTATAATGACCTGATTCTATTTTTGCTCCCATTTCAATTAAGTTCCATTTATCTTCAGCATAGTTCCAATAAACCTTTAAAATGTGGTTATTTTGTGTTATGTGTTTTTTTGGTATCGATTCAAAGTATTTTTTTTTATCATCTGATCCTATATTTTTTTTTAATTCATTATTCATAGTGCATGTTTTTAAATGATTATTTATTTTTAAATTTTTTAATTATGAAATCAATTCCTTTTTGGTAAACTACTGTTTTTAAAGAGATGTGTACGCTACCATCTGGTTTGTTATATGTTGATTCTATTACTCTAAAATAACCACAATCTACAAATTGCTGATAAGGCGTATTGTTTTCTCTCAAAACGTGTATGTCACGTAAAAATTTAAACAACGTATTTCGACCAACACCAAGATTGCAAACTTTGGCTACATCTACCATATCAAAAGCGTTTGAGCTTCCTGTTACTTGGTCAAAAAATAATTCTTTTGGTTTCATTACTTCAATTTGTGAAGCTTGTTGCTCAATTACTAATTGTTGTTCGGCTGCCAACAGCAAAGCTTCTCTAAATGTGGTTGGAACTTTTGGGTTTATTTCTTGAAGGTCTTTGGCTATTTTTTCCATTTGAATAAAATACTTCCTAGCTTGTTTCCCTTTATCTCCACCGTTAAGCATTGCTATTTCTTTTGCTGATGATATTGATAAAGCATAATCAACTGAAGGTCTGCCTCCAGTACTTTCTTCATAAATTTGAATAAAGTCTATTTCTTCATCTAACATAGCTCTTTCAACTTGATTCTTAAACCAAGTATTTACATTGCTTCCTGCTTGAAGAAATTTGTGTAGCTCTCTTGCGCTTACTAATTGCTTGCCGTCTTTTTCTGTAATTTTAATTAAATCTCCCATAATTTTGTGTTTTAAATTTTTACAAATCTAAAATGAAATGTTCCAAATAGTAGGTAGTTAAACATTTGTAGTCGTTTGTAATCGGTTATTTATAACTTTGTAATAAAAAAAAATATTTTTTTATGGCAAATTTTGTATTTAATGTAAACACGAATGCTGCGATAGTTTTGACGGATAAACTAGAGCGTTTGAACAAATATGCTTTTCCCAATGCGGTGCGTTCAACATTATCGGATGGAGCATTTCATATGAAGAAAAAAGCTATTTACGAGTCTGCTAATAAAAACATGACCGTAAGAAATAAAACAGTATTCAAGAAGTTTACAGGTGTTGAAAAAGCTAAATACAGTAGAAACATAGAGCAGATGAAAGCTACAGTTGGTTTTATTGACAAGGATGGCATTAAAGGTTCTAAAGTGCCACAGGGTATGGAGAATAACGAGTTTGGAGGTACGGATGATGATGGCTTAATGTATATGCCAAAAACGAGAATATCGGGTAGCCAAAAAAGGCTTGTTAGAAAAAGTTCAAGATATAGTAAATCTAATTTAGTAAAAGGTAGAGTTCGTACTAAAAAAAGTGTTTCTAATACTATGAATATGTTATCTAGTTATGAAGAAAAAAAACCAACCTTTGTTACTACAAAAAAAGGTAGATTCTTAGTACAAGTAACAGAAATAAGTTGGAATTTTGCTACAAGTAAAAACACCTTTAAACTAGAGTTTTTGATGAGAGACAGAAAGCGTAAACAAGCAAGAGCCAAAGCAACACATTTCAACAGAGAAGCGGCGCAATCTACTCAAAAACTAATGGAAGGCTTTTATGCCAAGAACGCACAATATCATTTTGATAAAGCATTAAAATAAATAATTAAAAAAAATAAAAATGAAAAGTTTTGAAGAAATAAAAGATTATGTAATAGAATTTTTTTCCGATGAAGAATTAGTTAAAGGAGATATTACATTAGAAACAGATATTACTGAATATACAGGTTGGTCTCCTGCTGAAATATTTGATGTATTATTAATGTTTCATTTTAGGATTATTTTACCGTATTGGAAATATCCGAATGTTATAACGGTAAAAGACTATATTGATTTAATCGTGGCTAATCAAAAATAAAAAAAAATTTTTTCACCATAAAACAACAACAACATGAATTGGAAAGACAGGATAGACAATATACCGTTTAAGATTATCACAGGTGATGGCAATGAGTTTTTGCCACTATTCAAAAGCTCAGACAGCGAGAAAGACAAGGAGTTCAACACCTCATCATTTGAGTTCATAAGTGTGTATGGTACGCTAGTAGATAGAAAGAAGCCAAAGTCAGGGAAATTCCCCTTGGTTTTTTACTTTGAAGGCGAGGACAATATTACCCAAGCGAACATCTTTGAAAATTCCTCCGATGATCCAAGGCCGTGGATTGTCATACACCCGTTCTACGGAAGGATTGTTGGCCAACCATTATCCATTAAGAGAAAGGACAGTTTTCTAAACTCAACAGAAGTAACCGTTGATTTTTGGGAAAGTATTCCGGTAGATTACCCTGCTAGAAATTATTCTATCAAAGACAATTCAAGAGACCTACACGATTCGGTTTATTTGGCTGCTTCAAAATCATACGTAAACAATACCAAATTTAGTTCTGCTGATATTGCCAAAAACCAAGTAAACATTTTGACTATTGCAGGGAACGCCAAAAAGCTACAGGATAACGACACCTATTCCCAATTCCAAAACGCATTGAACAAAGGACTGAAAGCAATTGATAATTTATTAGATGGTCCGTTAGTTGCTATTGAAAGCATTCAAAAGTTTTTGGACTTACCATCAAGATATGAAAAAGCAATTGCAGGAAGGATAGCAAGCTATGAGGGGACGTATGAGCGATTAAAAGATTCAATTGATACTTTGGTAGATAAAAAGCATTTTGAATCAATTGGAGCAAGCACAATAGCTTCAATGTGTGATGCAATGGTAAATCCTTTGCCAACAGATTATGTTTTGGTTTCCGATATTGAGAAAATGTACACCAAACTCAATGACATACACGAGGATTATAAGAAAGTTTTGGATGAGAAAAAAGTTTCAATCTATGACGTGAATAAAAGCTACAGTCCGGATGCCACGGTACAACATGAATTAGGTAAAATGGTAACCTTTACTTTGGCTAATTTATTCAAATTGACATTTAGTGCCAAAAGAGAAAGAATCGTGTACACAACCAAGAAAACAAACGCAATGCTATTGGTCCATAGATATGTTGGTTTAGATGCAAATGATGAGAATATAGAATTATTTTTGAAACGAAATAACATCATTCTCAACGAGCTATTTACCATTCAAAAGGATAGAAAAATAGTGTACATAAAATAATTTTTTTTTTTTTTTGAAACAATAAATCATACATCATGGTCATAAAGATAGACGGACACAACATAGACTTTTTCACAAGTGTAAACGTAAGTTTGAAGCTAGATTCCATAGCTTCAACTTTTACGTTTCAATCAAGATTTGCTGCTCAAAACCAAGAACACCAAGAGATTTTCAAGCCACTACAGTACAAGCGGGTGGAAATTTTCAACAACGACAATAGGCTGATGCTCACGGGGACAATTTTGAATCATCATTTTCAGAGCGACATGGGCAGGCACCTGGTGACTATTTCGGGCTACTCCCTGAGCGGTATTCTCGAAGACGTGACTATTCCGGTAAAAGATTACCCGCTAGAAAGTACTGGTAGGTCCCTAAAAGATATTGCGTCCAGGTTATGCAGCTTATACAATATCGGTTTGGTAATTGCCGATACAGGAAGCAAACAGGCTTATGATCCACTACCAAAAAATAAAAAAAAATTTTTTTCTGACCGTTCAAAATATGAGAAACTAAAAGCAAAAGCAAGTCAAGTTTTTGGCAGGACCAGCGCAAGCCCTACTGAAACTGTAAAACAGTATTTAGCCAAATTAGCAAGCCAAAAAAACTTATTGTTATCACACACTAATAAAGGCGAAGTGTTACTATTTACTATTGATTATGACGCAAAACCCGCCTATTTCTTTACCAAGGGAAATACTATAAGTATGGACTTTCAAGTAAATGGCCAAGGACTTCATTCTGAAATTAATGTAGTGCGCCAACCTAGTGACGAAAATGCGGGAGTATCAACGGCCGACAAAGCTATTAACACTTTAATACCTAAATTCAGGCCAACAACAAAGATCCTTACTTCGGGACCAGACACGGACGTGAAAGACGGAGCCGACAACGAACTGGCGGCCGAGTTACGAGGTATTACGTTAAATCTGAAGTTACAAGGAACCCAAGAATTTTTGAATTTGGTTCCATGCGATATTATAAACGTGCATAATCATTATATATACTGTTATGCGTATAACCGATTTATGATTGAAACTATCACGTTTAATATTGACCACAAAGAAGAAACAACTGAAATAAGCTGCTTAATTCCTGAGGCGTTCACAGGTGGCCCAAAGATTAGAAATATCTTCTTTAATCATAGCGATCCAGACTACCATATTGAGGAACATTTAAACGAGGAAGATCACCAATACATGAACAGAAAAGATATTTTGTAAAATTTTTTATCACTCTTAACCCTTGATTTTTCAAGGGTTCTTTGTTTTAAACAAAGTTTTTTCCAAAAGTTTTTAATTTTTCTATTGTTTATTTAAAAAACCTTTCTATCTTTGCGATGTAATAATTCATTAACCAACGGAGTTAGACGCTTCTCGATAACAAAAAGGCGTGAAAAAAAATGAGAACAGTAAGAACAAAAGTTTACAAATTTGAGGAATTAAGCGAAGACGCAAAACAAGTGGCGATTGAAATTTGTAGAAATAAAGACGAAATTTCTTTAGACTACTTTTATGACAACGCAAAAGAACAAATTGAAAATGCAGGTTTTTATGACGATATAAGAATAGAGTATAGTCTATCTTATTCTCAAGGTGACGGCTTAAGTTTTAGTTGTAATAAAATTGACGAAAAAATACTTTTGTCCTTTTTTTTAGAAATTTTAGGTTCAGAAAAAGAAAAAACCGCAAAAGCAATTTTAGATAATTGTAGTTTTAAAAACACGGGTAACAACGGCCGATATTGTTATGCAAGTAAAAGCGATATTGATTATAGTTTAGAATCATACAAAAATGATTATCAAAACATAAACGAAATTGTTACAAAAGTTTGTGAAAATATAGAAAGTCTTTATATTGAATTATGTAAAGATTTAGAGAATCAAGGTTATTCCGATATAGAATATCAAAGAAGTGACGAATTCATAATAGAATCATTAATTGATAATGATCAAGATTATTTGGCAAACGGTAAACAATTTAACAACTAAAAAAAACGATAAAAATCATGGAAACAAATTTCACCCACTACCCAATTTTCAGAAAAAGAGACGGACAAAGTTTTAAAGAAGTAGGCAGCATATATGCTACTTCATTTGACGAAGCAAAAAAAGAATTTGCGCAAAACATGACCAATGACAATTGGGAAAAATCAAACAATATAGTTTGGTTGACTGAATTAGAAGACGGCGTTGAACAAACTGGATGGTACGATTTGGATTGTTGTAGAGTTCTATGTAATGAAGACGGTGATGCCGATTATTCTATTTCTAGTATGGAATTATTTTGCAGTGAGGACGCAATTAATGAAGGTTTTGATAGTTGGTCCGAAGACGTGTACACGTGGGAATTGCGTGAACCAAGCGAAGAAGAAGAAGACGAAGACGAATTTTAAAATTTACGAGTTATGAAAATTTCAAAAAAAGATAGTGTAGCATTCGTTTCTAAAACGCAAATTTCGTTAACTGGTTTAGGGGCAATAGCTTTTATTAGTGATCCTTTAAAGTTCGATTTAGAAACAAAATTCGGAACATTGTACCTACGTATTGATGAAGACAATGGAGTTTGTTTTTCTTTGTATGGTAGATTTATAGACGTTGAAAAAGTCACTGAAGATATTGGCCATAATTCGTGGTCCGGAAAGTGGAATTTTCACAAATCTTTAAACGGAACCGTTAAAAATGTAGTGGATGAAATACTGGTAAACATAAAATCAATATTATGAAAATTTCACAAATAGAATTAGACTATTGCAAAAGCATATTAGATAGTGCTTCAATTGAGCATCTACGGGGAAAAATTTATTTCATAGCGGGAACTATCGGACTCACTTTTATGAAAAGGGAAAAATTTGATTTTGCAGACATAGCGTCAATAAATGATTTCAGAAAAAAAACTTTAACCGAAATTAATAACGAAATAAAAAAAATGAAAATCATAAAACACGATATTTTAAAGTTACCTATTGATTTAGGTATCACTTTAAATGGATTAAAACAAATGAAACATATAAAAATCCGTAATTATAGAGTCATTGATATTTATGAAAATAGAATTGTATTAGACAATTCTAATGGCGAAATTCGCGACACTTTTATGAGTAATATAATTGAGAAAATTAATTTTTTAAATGCTTAAAAAAAGTAAAGTGAGAATATTCAAAAAAAAATCAACCGAAGACGTGATAAACGAAAAGGCCGAATTTATCACAAACGAAATAATGATTTTAAGCCTTTCTAACTTCGAAAAATCAATTTTGGTAAGTTTGGTAGTCAACAAGACAATTGAGCGAATCCAGCAAGAAAAAACGGTACTTATGCAAAGGTTAGAAGACTTGAACCACGCCGAAAAGATATTAAAAAAGGTTTAGTCGTTTTTTCCTTTTTTTCCACCTCGCCCAATTGATTTTGTGGCGAGGTTTTTTTTTTGCAGGAAAAAAATATTTTTTTTTTTTGAAACAACATTTTGATTAAGTGTAATTTTACATTAAAAATATAAGCTACTATGATAACACTAAGCAAGGTTAAAAGCGTAATAATTGAGAACGGACAAAGAATATTAAAAGTGATCCAGTTCGGACCAAAAACGGCCAAAGAAATAAGTCCTTTTGGTTTTGATAGTGCAGCTCCTGAAGGAATGACGGCCATTTTTGCCGAAACTTCAAATTCTGACGAAGCGGTAATAATTGGATATATCCAACGTGATAGGGTTTGCGCTCCTGGTGCCAGCCGACTATTCTCGATTGATCCGAATACTGGATTATTTAAAGCTGAAATCTATTTGAAAAATGACGGTAAAATGATCCTGAACGGAGGAACCAATAAAGCGGTACTTTTTGAACCATTAGATCAAGATTTGCAAAAGTTGAAAAATGATATTAATACCGAATTTTTAAAGGTTCAAACGGCTATAACTTCAATAGGAGGCACTTATGTAAATGCACCTATAAATATAGATTTAAGCGATTGTAAAAGCGAAAATATCTATTTAAAGTAAAATTTTTAATCCTTGCTAAGTTCTTATTTTTAAGGACTTTTTTAATTTTATAAAAAGATTTTTTAATTATTTTAAGTTTTTCTATTGTTTATTTAAAATAAGCTTGTACTTTTGTGGTGCAATAATGCAATAATAAAAAACGATAAAACCATGATTTCATTTAATTATTATCAAGAAATTTTTGAGTTAGTGGCTAAAAATTATAAACTAATTTCAGTTGAAAAAGATACAAAGGACTACGATTTTAAAAAAAAGTACTTATCTTCTCAAACTAAGAAATTTTTTAAAAGTTTGGGAGGTTTTGAAAAAACTAGACAAGGAGTAAAATTTGATTTAGGTTGCACAATTCATACCTCTGTAAGTCCTGACAAATCACAAAAAAAAATAACTTATTTCTTTTATTAACCATGAGAAAGCGACAACCAACCTTTGAACAAAAAACAACGCCTTTTGCGTTAATTTTGATTTTAACCGTCATTTTATCGGTATTGATACAAAAATAAAAACCATTTAAAAGCCTTGTTTTTCAAGGCTTTTTTTATGCTTTAAAAGTTTTTTTGAATTATTTTCAGAAAAAGTTTGGAAATAACAAATAAACTTATGTATCTTTGTGAAGCAATAAAGCAAAAAACGACAAAATTTAAACATTATGAAAAGCTTAATTTTAACAATCGGATTAATTTTCTCAATTGCAGCTAATGCAACCGAAAAAAATAATAACCTAAACAACGTTCCGCAAACAAAAAAGATAGTAGCTATCGAAAGAGGCGTGAGAGATGGCAAAACTGGAAAGGCTTCAATTTACGTTTATTCCAAATTAAAAAGTGACCCAAGTTTTAATGTAAAAAATGATCGTGAGACGGTTTACAACGAAAACTTATCCTTGCTTACAAATACAGTACAGTACAAAAATTTTATTAACTCTAATAAATAAGAAAAATGACTACACAACAATTAAGCGAAAGAATTACACTTAAATTTAGAATGGCGGGGCATTACACCGCAATAGTAATCAAAAGAGGTAAAGAAATATCTATTTTGGTCACTGACATGACAAAAATCGACGCTATTAAATCAGGAGAAACTTGTTTTGGAACTACAAAAAAACAAGCGTTAAAGTCAATTTGGGATCAGGTTTAAAATGAAAAAATCAACACAAATAAAAATAGCTATTCTAATGGGCAGCTATTTTTTAATTAGAACATTAGCAAGTTTAATTTTTAAAATATAAAATCATGTACACAAAAAAAACGTTATTAGTATTTAGAGTATTGGATGGTATTGACAGTCTAAGTCAATCATTGTATGATTATTTTGGCAACGAAATAATAATCAAGGTAGCAACAAGATTATATCATTTTGTTGAGAATTTTAGAGAGGACTTACCAGCGAAAAGTTTTAACTTTAAAAACCAAAACCAATGAAAAGACAAGCGAGCGTCGGAATGTTCTATTTTTACACGATTATAGCGACTATCATAATGCACGCAATCTATTTTTATCTTTAATCTAAACCGCTTTAACAAGCGGTTTTTTCATGCTTTAAAAGTTTTTTTGAATTATTTTCAGAAAAAGTTTGGAAATAACAAATAAACTTATGTATCTTTGTGAAGCAATAAAGCAAAAAACGACAAAAATCAATATTATGAAAACTTTATTATCAAAAATCGCAATTACCTTAGTTATTTCTTTATCTATTTTATTTCTAATTTTTGCGGGCATAGAGTTGACTAATAGCCACTCAAAGTTCGAAACTATAATTTGTAAATAATTAAGATTATGAAAACGATAACAACGATAGTAATGATCGGAAAATCAAAAAAAGAAATAGCTTACACTTTCAAAGCAGAAAATTTTATAAGAATAGAAGGCGATAGGCTCTATTTAAAAGAAGAAGAAAGAAAGTTGATTATAGCTCCTGATTTTATAAAACAAACAATAGTATTAATCAATGAAAATTAATTTTTAAACCGCTATAATAGGCGGTTTTTTTATGCCTTAACTTTTCAAAAGTTAGGGCTTTTTTTTTGTTCAAAATTTTAAAAAATCGATTTCCAGTAAACAACATACAAGTGAATGAATAGTATCAATTGTGTGTGATGGGTGCATCCAAGCGAATAGCAAGCGCAAATGATGGGTAAAGCATAGGCACGAATAGAGAGGGCAAGGCAATAGGATAGGCAAAGCAATATAAGCAATTGAATTAAAGCCTAAACAATAGGCGCTACCAATGCATAAGCATAGCAATAGACTCAAGCAAGCAAACAATCGGTTAAAAGGCTATTGCAAACAATATCAAACAAGGCTAAAAAGAAAGCCGTTAGAGAGAGAAAAGAGAGAAGGGCAGGGCTATAATACCACTAAAGAAAGTTCGTTTATTAGAATGACTAAAACAAGGGCTATATTAAGTAATGAATAAACGGCTAAAAAGGGCAAAAAGTGCCTAAAACAGTCAAAAAACCGTTATTTGCAAATACCTAAACAACGTACTATGGTATTGGTAAAATGTTAAAATGCTTTTAAATTAGCCTTAAATGAAGTAATACGCATATACACTACACCTCAATACATAGCGTATAATGCAACATAACGTTAAATGGATTAAAAAGGCAAATTGTCGATTTTAACGCAAAACAAAGGCATTTAATAAAGTGAGAAGCATATGTAAACATAGCATAAGGCAGGAAAAAAGGCAAAACACACGATTTGCATTGTTTTAAACATTCGATATAAGGCGTGTTTCATGCGTTTTAAGACGTTGTAGTGCGAAATGGATATCATATACCTTTTTTTGTTTTTAATCTATTAGAACGAACGTGAGGCATGTGATACAGCCTTTAAAAAGGTACTGTGG